AACAGCGTTGCCGAAAATATCTGCTACATCAAGAGTTGCAGTTACCTTGCCAGAAATATTTCCTGAAGCAGGGATTGACATCTTAAGTTCATATGCAGGACCTGCAACACCCTTAAGATAAATTGTTGTGCTTGCACCAGTTACAGAAACTGTAACAGCAGATGCAGCAGTACTTGTTGTATATGCATAGACAGTCGCTGTTGTTGAAGCAGGTGTGACTGTGATTGATGAGGATCCAGCAGATGCATTAACTGTTGAACCAATTGCAGAGACGAGGCGTGTGTTAGCACCAACTGCAGTAAATGTTACTGGTGTTCCAGCAACAACTGTAGCGGTGATAAGAAGTGCTTCGTTATTTGTAGCAGTTGTGGTATCTGCAACGCTTACTACGTTGTCAGATGGAACCTTAACTGTAAATGGTGAGGCTGCAGTACCTGCGCCAGAAATTTCTGTTGTTACGTCTACAGAAACGGTATTGGCACTTGCAGGTGTCACTACGAGTGTGCTCAAAGACATGGCTGCAACCAAGGCTAGAGCGATCTTCTTAAATGAATTCATTTTTCTCCTTTTATTATTCATTTGATTTATATTGTTTTTAGCCTATCCAAATAGTCATTTATTGCTTCTATTTGACTAGGATTATATTGTATCACGTTCTCTGGGAGCGTGTCAACTCTACGTGGCTTGTCTCTAAAAGTATGAATCTCTACTTCAAGGTTTTGATCTTTAGGGGTGTGCGATATAGCACCAAAAACAGCGCCACACACAGCGTCTGCAAGATCTTTAGATTTTTTTCTTGGATGGTCAACCCTATCATTTTTCATAATCTTTAGTTCTGTTAATTCTTCAAAAAGCAGGTCAATTGATGGCATTATAAGTCTTTCTTCATATACAAGCATGGCCATATCCTCATAATGTTTTTTTGCTACTGATACCGTTTCTGTTCTCATGCCTACCGCTCTTAATTCATTTTGTATATCAAAAGATTGCCAACGGTCAAATGAGACCATTCCTATATTAAAGCCAAGCCTTCTAAGGTTTTGAATCCATTGTTTTACTTCTGACAGGTTTACTGGACCTTCTACCTTTGGCTCCCACCAGGCTACTGCATCTACAATAACTATCGGAGATATTTGCTGATAGTCTTTAATTACCTGAACATTAACCCACTTATCGACATGAGCAATTGCTACGGCACACTTGTCATGCTTTTGTGCAAGATCTGCATGCACAAAGTATGTTTTATCTGGATCTGGCTTAAAACTTTCTTCAAATCTTTTAAAATTGTCGAGAGGATTTCTTATGCTCATACAGTTTCTTACCTTTTCTGTTTGCTTAAAAAAAGCATCAGATGAGTAGGTTGGAACACAAGCAAATCTTTGCATTGCATCTCCAAGATCTGTTAAAAATGCAATTTTAAAATCATCAATTTTTCTAGTTGGATTAACTTCCCACGTAGGTCTTTTTAATGCAAAAACGCCAGGATACCTGTAAGATTTAATATGGTCTTCTTCCCAAGTAATTTGAAGTTGGTTATCTGGATTGTTTTCACTTTGTAATGGATCAATTATAAACGTATGACTTTTTTGTAAAACATCTTTATCTACAACAACTTCGTCATATCTTTTTGAAATAAAGTCTCCTTGATATCTAGGAAATGATAAAAGAACTACCTTCCCAAGATCTGGAAAACGAGAATCTACTGATGCACGAAAGGCTTTATATATATTGTCTGCAGTCTTCCCTTGATCATTTCCAGTACCGATTTCCTGAGCAAAACCAGAAATCTCATCAAGAACTGCCATCATTAAGTTTAAACCTTCGTGAGACTCTCTTTCTGAGTGTCCAGAATAAACTGTAATTGATTTATCGAATTCAATAGAATCTGCTTTAGCATTAAACTTGCCAGCAAACCAAGGAGATTTCTCAATCTTTGTTTTGAAGCCTTTAAAGAAAACATTCTTAGCCTGTTGTGCGTTAATAGCAACATTGATAATATCTATAGCATCTCCTGGTGGCTTACCAAAATACCGTGCTGGATCTTTTAGGCACAACAACTTATAAACAACATATGCACAGGCTACTGTGGATGTATGATCTTTTCCACTACCTTTTCCTAGTTGAAGTATGATTTCATTTTTTGTATACTTATCATAATGTTTGGACCCATCTTGTTCACCAAAAAGATTTTGCAAATCTTCTTTTTTGTATATTTGGCTCATTGCTTCGACAATATCATATTGAATAGTTGAAAGTTTCGGCTGCCCCAAAAAATCTGCTGATTCAACGAAGGTTTTTACATCTACTGGTTTTTCAGCAAAATGATCATCTTTTAATGCTTCTAAAAAGTCATCGAACATCGTGGACAATTGTTATAACCTCATTGTCTTTTGCAATATCAGACAGCCTTCTCATAATTTCATCACGAATTTGTGGATATTCAGATGCTATGTCTCTAAGTATTCCCATAAGAACTTCTTGTCTTCTTTCAATCTGAACCATTTCCTCTGCTAGTTCTTTATTTTCTAGTAGCCCAGCCTTTTGCAACATATCAATTCTCTTAGACTCAATATCCATAACTAATTTAATTGCAGCAGTTTTGGCACCAAGATTATTTGTCATCGATGCTTCATCTATAACTTCATATGATTTAGATATAAGTTTGCTGTAGTGTGTATCTGCTGCAGCAAGTGCTTCTTTAGCACGAGCACGAATAGCATCATTGGCAGATGCCATGACTTTCCATTCATTGATATAACCTACAACGGTTTGCCTTGGTATTGCTAACTCTTTGGAAATTTGTGTTGGATCATTTCCTTTTAGATATTCTCCAACAACAAGGTTTACCTGATCTAAATGTTTTACTAAATCCTCTTCAGGGCTTGTCATAATTCCCCTCTAGTCTTTTAATTTCATCCTGTATATAAAAGATTGCCTTTTTTAAATCTTCAATATGGGTTTTTTCATTTTTTAGTCCTGCCCTCCATAAATACTTAAAGGCATTTCCAATGTTAAAATTTCTATGACGAGTAATCTGTATACACTCTACACCAGACGGATCGCTTGTATAATGTTCTGGATGATTAACTTGATCAACTGTAATATTAAATTTCTCTGTCATAGTCACGTCGCTCCATTTCATCTATATCAAACTCAAATGTATCTGGTATAGTCTTTAATGCATACAGGGCATAAACTATTCCAAATGCACCAAAAATAGTTAGCACTGCTAATAATTTTTTTATAGTACTCATCTTTTTGACCTCCTTAGTCCAAACTTTGCAAGATATACGTAGATGGTCTCTACACTTGCCCCGCACTCTTTGGCTATGTCTTGTGGAGACTTTTTGTCCATAAGGTACCTTTTACGGAGCCAAGCCTCGCTTGTATATAGTTTAGCACCCATAGCCCTATTTGTCAACCCCTATAGCCTTATTCCAGTTATGCATTGCCCAGTGGCCAATTCCACAGGCATCTGCAACATCATTATCATCAATTTTTCTATCATAGTTTAGATTAATAAAATTGATTGTTCTTTGTTTTCTGAAAGATCTTTCGTAAGACTTATACCAAGAATCAGATTTTCCAGGATTATGACTTCTTATTAGCAATTGCTCTTCTTTAGTCAACTTTTTATTTCCAATAAAATTTTGCCACGTTATTGGAGATACCTTGCCTATAATTTTGGTACCAGACTGACCAGCAGCACCAAGGATAGCACCTTGTACCAATGCTAGATCAGCAGCAGTTTTTGGGCTATTCATAAATACTGTATGCTCAATTACGATTGCTTCAAATCCGCCGTAGTAGTCAAAAAATGCCCTAACCTTTTGACCAGCATCCATAACTTTTTTATAAGTATCATTTCCACTAAAGTTGATTTTTCCAACAACTCCTAATGTTTTTTCTTCGGTATCAAAAAGAGCAAAGGCAAGGCTATTTGTACTTGCATCTATAGAACAAATAATTTTTGGGCTATTGCTTTCCATTCATCCTGCCTTTAATATCTTTTAGTGCCTTGTCAACATCTCTGGGATTTACTTGGCAAAGACCACACAATAAGTCATCATTATAAATAGATAAAATCTTTTTACAAGATTTACATCTTCTATCTTTGCCTTTTCTTTTTTGTCTTCTAGTAATCATATACCTTGTAGCAATCTTTTGTTTTGTTGCTTCATCCCTACATTTAGTAGAGCAGTATATTTGATAACTTATTGTTGTTACAAATTCATTGTCACACCAATTACAATGCTTCATCTTCTAGCAACTCCAGAGGTTTAATTTTGATTACCCCTGTTCCTGCTTCAGCACATGCTTTTTGGATTGGACATGCTTTACAAATTCTTGAATTTGCTCTGTATGTCTTTTCTGGTAAAGTCCTGTCTTCCCAGGCCTTTCTCACAGTTCTCATCCAATCAAACGCCTGATCTACCCACCGACGATAATGATCGCTAACTAATACTGGTAATGTTAATAACTCATGATTGTTTTTATTTTCATAAATCAAAACACCCTTATCCATCTTCTTTATTTTCATATACATAAGAAGTTGCATAAGGTGACCAGATTTTGGTTTTCTACTTGCCTTTTTATACTCAAAGCCTTCGTTGGGCATTGTTTTAATTTCACCCAAGATTTTATTGTTATTATAGTCTAACATTACATCACCATATCCTGAGATTGGTGGATCGTCATATGTTATTCTAAACTCCATTGCTGGATGTTTTTGCTTTTTATATTTATTTGGCTCTTTATCAAACTCCATACTTTCATCTAATATTCCAGCATCAAGTATGGCATCTTGAATTCTATCATGGCTAAGTGTTCCAGAAGTTCTGTTTGCAACACCATAGGCGTCAGCATTATCAAACCAGTTTGCTCCGTCAAATGCTAGGTACCAAAATCTAGGACATTCTCCAGCACCATATGTAAGAGTAGATGGACTGAAGGCCTGCTTTTTTGTAAATTTTGGTTTTATTTTAATTGTATAGCCAGACTGTATTGTTTCTATAAGTCCATCAATAAAAGAATTATCTGCCTTTATGGGCTCTGATTTCTTTTTTGTGTCCTTGATCATAACTTGCTTTAATAAATTTTTTGTCATAAATTTCCCTTGTTCTATATAATTATACCATTACTCATCGAGTAATATACTTGAGAGCAGATACAAGGTTGTTTATTGACTCTGCTGCTGTGTAATAAATATTCTTCTTTCCTCTGTCTGACTTGTCTACATTAGCCATCCATGTTGCCTTAAACGCCATCTTTGCTGCAATGGCCTGCAACCTGACTATTTCTAGTGTGGCAACATTCATTGGTATATCTGGCTTTATGATAACCTTAGCAATAAATGTTAGGGCAGTATTTAAGTCTTCGTCCTGCATATAATCTGCTATTTCAGATAATCCATTTATCATTTCTAGCGTAGTTTTATTATTCTCTGTCTTTTCCATTATTCACCATTTCTTCTAGTATTGCAAACTCTATTATAGCAAGCCTGACCTTTTGATTACCCTCTCCCAAAATAACAACAATTGCTGGGTCATTATTATTTTTTATAGAATCCGTAACCGCTTTGGCCCAAACATCTTTATTTAATGTAAATGATTTAGAAGATTCTTTAAAGTCTACAGTAAAATTTTCCCAAGTGGCATCGCCTTTTTTGGTATTTCTACCAGAATTTTTATGCTGTCTAGCACCTATTCTTTTACTCTCGTTCTTTTCTGTCATAATCCTTTTTCTTTTTATATCCAACCTGAAAAACATGGACCTCAGATAGATGTTTCTTTGAGCACATCCAAGACCCCATTCCAGTTGCTGCATAAATTCTAATGCTCTTTACTTCTTCTCTACAGACTTTACATGGAAACTTGCCAGGATAAACTGAGTACTTATTCACGTACTTTACTCTTAATCATATCTTGAAGATCAAGGTCCTCTCTTACTCTATTAATAAAACCTTCTCTTCCCTGAACCTTTGTTCCATCTGGAAGAACATACCATGCTCCAGTTCTTTCTACAATACCCATAAGTTCTGCTGTATCGACCAAATCTCCTATAGTGTCTATACCAACATGATCTCCTCTAAAATAAAAATCATATTCACCACTTTGAAACGCAGGAGATGTTTTAGAAAACTGAAGTTCCCATCTAACTTTTCTACCAATTTTTTCTTCAATCAATTTATCTGCTACATTAATTTTACCTTTAATAGCCTGATTATCTGACTCAGACGAGAATAGTTTAATCACAGTAGACGAATAAAACTTGGTGGCTTGACCACCCGTTGGTTGCTGACTTGTATACATAGCACTAATGTTATTACGAGATTGACTAATAAGTACAAGTAGTGTTGGCTTAACTTTATTATTTGCATAGTTAAGCATCTTCCAAGCATTACTAAAATCTCTAGACTCTGCACCAATTTGCTTTGTGTTTTCAAGTTGTTTTAATTCATCAGAATCTTTTTCAAAATAAATTGCAGGCAATAAGGATGTAATAGAGTCGACGACAATTAAATCTACTCCAGCCTCCATCAACTGCACCCCAACATCAACCATCTCATTGATGGTCCTTGTTTGTGTAACAATTAACTTAGACGTATCTACTCCAAGTTTTGTTGCCCACTCTTTATCATATGACATTTCTGCGTCAATCCAAGCACAGATTTTTCCTTCTTTTTGTGCTTCTGCAATCATCTGTAAGCATAGTGAGGACTTCGCAGATGACTTAGATCCCCAAATAAGAACTTGTCTGCCATATGGAAGTCCCCCATTTAATGCACGATTTAGTCCATAACTTGGTGTTGCTGCATACTGAGTTTCTGGCACTGTGTCACCAATCATCACACCCTTACGCAATTTTGGGTTTAGTTGTGCTAATACATCTTCTACTGTTATTGTCATTAGAATCTTACTCCATGCTTCTTTGGTCTATGTGAATTTCTTTCCATTTTTTCTTTAATAGCATAATCAAGAGATTTCTTTACGTACCCTGCTTCTGCAATACCAGCATAAAGATCTAAAGTACGAATAATAATATCTGCAAACTCATCTGATATCTGATCTGGATCCATATCTTTACGAAGTGCCTCCATGGCCTCAGATACCTCTGAAACAATCATCATCATCTGTTTTGCTATAAAAATGGGATCTACGGTTCTATCCCAAAATCCTTTGTCTACTGCATTTTTATGTATTTCTTCTGCTAGGTCATCAAACATTTATATCCTCCAATATAACAGTTCCGTCTTTTGTTTTTCCAAGTGTAAATTTATAGGCATTGCCCTCTTCTATTTTCATATATGCTTTTGCAAATGCAGTAGGAAATACTGTAATAGAATGTAAATCTCTAGATGAATCCGCTACAGTAAGCGATGCCATTTTCTTTCCAGCCTTTGTTACTCTTGGTTTAAATGATACCACAAACATCTCATCATCTTTATATGGAAGCATCTTATAGTTTAAAAATTTTACTAAAGCACTTTCTGACCCTTTTATTGAGTCTACAGGAACAGCAGACAGAATCCTGTTGTCATTAGCAAGAACTATATATGATACACCTGCTTCAATGGTTGTCTGCTCCTCGTCAAAAATGCCAACGCTTCCAGTTTTATCTAATATCTCAACTCTTGACCAGCCCTTAGCCCTTTTAATATTTTTAACCATGCCCATTAAAATAAAAGAACCCTTTTCTTCATAATCCTCTGCAGGAGTTATAAAAGCATGATAATGAGATGGAACGGTCAAATTAAATTCTGGAAGATTTAAATACTCATATAAATTATTTTTAATTTCTTCATCGTTGCGTGGATTGTCTGCAAATGTTGCTGCACCAATTATACGAAGTGCCTGTAATGCACGACTATTTACTCCGTTACCTTTTGTAAATGTAAACTGTTCAAGTTCTGCATAAGACTTAAAAGGTCGTGCCGATATATATCGTTCTGCAATCTTATCAGAGATAAACTTGATTGCCGAGAGTCCAAACCTAATACCCTTACCCTCAATTTTAAAATCAATATCCGAATCGTTAATATGAGGTAGTTTAATGCTAATACCCATTCTTTTCGCTTCAATAAGATATTCAGTTCGTGCATCTTTATCCTTTTCATTTTTTAATAGTGAGTACATAAATTCAAGTGGGTAATGATATTTTAGCCACGCAGTCCAATAAGATAATGTTGAATATGCTACTGCGTGGGACTTATTAAAAGAATATCCTGCGTGGGCTTCGAAATCATGCCATAGGTCACGAGCAGAGTTAGGAGAAATATAAGCAGAAGCGCCATCAATAAACTTGTCTTTGAACACATCAAATTCTTTAGCATCTTTTTTCTTTCCAATGATCTTTCTAACTTTATCTGCTTCCGACATGGACATACCGCCAAGCGATACGCATGCTTGCATAACCTGTTCCTGGTAAAGAATACAGCCATAAGTCTCCTCTGTAAATGCTTTTAATATTTGATGCCCATAGTCTATATTTTGTCTACCATGTTTTCTATCAATATAATCTTTTCCAATTGTATTCATTGCTCCTGGTCTAACAAGAGCATTTGAAGCAGCAAGTTCTGCTAAATTCTTTACACCCATCTTAATTAATAAGTTAGTATACGGAGTTGCTTCACATTGAAAAACACCCTTTGTATATCCTTCAGATAACATCTGGTATACATTTTTGTCATCCATGTCTATAGACAATAGGTCAATTTTCTTGCCCTCTCTAGATTCTATAATATCTAAAGTATCTTTTAATACTGATAGTGTCTTTAATCCTAGAGCATCAATTTTAATTAAACCAATTTTTTCTGCTTCTTCCATGTCGACTGCAACAACAGGAATTCTTTCATCGCTTCCTGGAGAATTTCTTGTTTCCATTGGAGCATACTTAAAGATAGGCTCTTTACTTGTTACAACACCAGCAGCATGAATACCAGTTCCACGAATTCTGCCACGAATCATTTCTCCATAAATTTCTACTTCTGGATATTTTTCTCTAAACCATTCTGTTGTTTTTGATGTACAAAAATCATCCCATCCATCTACAAGTTTTAATACCTTGTTAACATCTGGTAATGGTATATTTAATACTCGAGAAATATCTCTTACAACACCCTTATCTTTAAATGATAAAAATGTTGCAATAGAAGCAACATGCCTATACTGTCTAACTAAATAATCTTTTACCTCTTCACGACGTGAATCTTGAATATCTGTATCAATATCTGGAAAGTCATTACGTTCTGGATTAATAAAACGGAAAAAGAGTAGGCCGTGCTTAATTGGATCAATGTCGGTAATTCCAAGTGTGTAGCAAAGAAGTGAGCCAGCAGACGATCCACGACCAGGACCAACCATGATGCCTTCCTTTTTAGCCCAAGCAATCATGCTTCTAACTACAAGAAAGTATGGTGCAAACTTTTTATCTTTAATTATAGATAATTCTTCTTGAATTCTTTCTATATATCTTTCATCAACATCTAGACCTTTTTCTTTTAGTCCAGCAATTGCTAAATCTTCTAATTCTTTGTCTGGGTTTTTATATTGTACTGGTAGTAAATTTAATCCATCACGAATATCGTAGTCTTCTACCTTATTTGCAAGGTCAATGGTGTTTTGATAAATATCTTCTCTATCAATACCCTGCTTCTGCATGGCAGACTTGATTTCTTCATACGACAAAAGATGTATTTCAAACTTATTAAACGACATTTGCCTATCGGCTCCATATAAATAATCTAGTCTAGACATCATGTCTTTATACTTTTTAGATTTTTCATAAGTCGCATCTTTTTGTGTTTTATTGCTATAGGTATTTAAAATTAATTTAAATTCTTGAATCTCTTTTTGAGATGGATCTACATGGTGGCAGTCTGGTGTTGCAATTGCCTTAATCTTATATTGATCTGCCAATTCTAATAAAACTTTATTTATTTCTGGAGAGTTATGTGGCATAACTTCTATGTAGTAATCATCTTTAAAAACTTTCTTAAACCATTCAATATGCTTTTTTGCTATTGCCAGTTCTCCAAGTTCAATTGACTTAGCAATAATTCCACTTGGGCATGCAGAAGAAACAATGATTCCTTCAGAATACTTCTCTAAAACTTCAAAATCAATTCTTGGTTTTTTATAATAGCCTTCAGTCCAAGCAATTTCATTTAACTTATTTAGATTTTCTAAACCTTTTTGATTCTTGGCAAGAAGGATAATGTGGTTATAAACCATATCTAATGGCTCTTTGCGATCTTCTTTGTCTCTACGATCAAATCGATCATCGCACATATATCCTTCTATGCCAAGTATAGGCTTAACACCTTTTTCTTTAGCAGCACGATACATCTCTCTATGGCCAGAAAGGGAGCCATGGTCTGTAATCGCTATTGCTGGCATACCCAAACTCACTGCACGATCTACATACTCTTGTGGAGTAGCGATTCCGTCAAACAGCGAGTAATGGGTATGAACGTGTAAGCCTACGTATTGCATCAATTACCAGTCAATGTTTGTTGAGGTAACTGATGGAGTGTCAAACCCAAAGTAAAATGCTTCTTGCTCTGGATAAGGAACTTCACGAACAACCTTTTCTAGGTTGAAATACTCTTTACCTTCCCACTTAAATGGCTCAGAGTCTGGTTTTGTTGGAAGGAGTGTGTAATTGGTTTCAGTTCCCTGTCCATTACGCTTTAACTTCCACTCTAGATTTGAGATGCTTCCTGTTTCAAGTGCATACTCACGAATAGTGTTGAATGCTGATTGCTTGCTAATGCCTTGTGACCAAACAGCAATATATGGATCTTCTAACCCATCATCTGCAAGAACGTTGCAGTAAAAACGAAGACGTGCTCTCCAACCGCTTTTTGGCTCTTTACGTGCCATTTCGCAACCGAAGCAACGACCCTCTGTTTCCTGAGTACATGCTGCTTTACGCTTATAGTCCTTTGGATTTGTATGTTCTGCTACAACAACAGATAGACCACGAGATTCATCATAGTTTGCTGAATCTGGATCCAATTCTTCCACAAATCGAATCTTTGCGGATTGTCCGTCAGCCAACTTCAACCAACGAACCTTTTGTGCGTTTCCATCATATTTTGGTTTTTCGAGCAGGGCGTTTATATCTTTTAGTCCCTTAATTACGCTCATAGTTTTTCTCCTTTGTGTATTGTCTAGTTTAGCATAGATAGTATTGATTTGTCAAACTGATACTCTAAATTTTTAATTGCATCATCTGTCATATCGCCTATATCCTTATACTGATTATCTAATTGTATTACGCTAACACGTGAGCCTAATCTTTCTAAGATTCTCTCTTTCATGTTACCGCCTGCTTCATCGTTATCAGCAATAATAATTATATTATTAAAATACTTTTGAAGCAATTCTACTTGTGCATTTGATACATTAGCACCTAATGTTGCAACTGCTGGAAATCCAACCTGATCTAATCTTATAGCATCAAATGAAGATTCTACAACATAAACCCTGTCTGCAGTTTTAACTCTATTTAAATTAAACAATGTCTTTGATTTAGGTAATCCTGGAGTATTCTTAAACTCTTTACCTTCTATAGATCTTCCAACAAATCCTATAGGCATACCATCTGGACTGTGTACTGGAACAGTAACCATATCCTGTTTTTCTGAATACCCCAATGAAAATTTTACCCATGAAGACTCTACTATTTTTCTAGATAAGAAATATTGTCTTGCTCTTTCTACGCTCATTAGTGTGCCATGCAACCTTGCAAGAAGAGATTCATCAAATTGGATAAAGTCTGGTTTTACAAATAGAGCCTGGTTAACTTCTTTTTCTAAGTTTGTCTCTGTCTGCTTACTTTTAATAAACCTAATTGCTTCAAAGTAAGTCCTGCTTGAGGTATGCATAACTAGTTCTGTTAAATCAGCAACGTGTTGGCAAGAGAAACAAAAAAACTTACCTGTACGCTTATCAACTTCTCCAGCAGGGGTTCTTGAGTTTGAGTGAAATGGACAAAAAATAATATAATCAGAGTCTACCTCTGACTCTACAGTTATTCCTGAACCTGAGAGTACTCGCTTGATTTGCTCTTTTGTATATATATCGGTTTGGTTTCGTCTATTCCTAGTATCCATTCGCTCTGTTTTCTTCCTGTGTATACTCCATGTACTGTTAATTCAAATTCAAAGTATTTCTTTTTCTCATTATAGTCTATAGTAAAGTCTGGCTCGATGTCAAATCTTGGAACATATCCAGATAATCGCATTTCAGATACGATAAGTCTGATATATTCACCCTTAAGCCTGCCAATAGCAGATTCATCATGGATTACTCCATCTAAACCAAACTTCTTTATGGGCTTGTGGTGAAAATTTGCCATACTGTATATTATAATGAATTATATTAATTTTCATAGTCCTTGTATCTATAGTATCCTTTGTCAAAATCAGCCTGTACTAAAAACTCTCCCATAAAACCGTTACGATTTTTACGAAATACGCATTCAATAATATCACTATTTGGACCACGACCAAGAGCCAATACCCAGTCTGCATCATATGCAATCTGGCGAGACCAAGCAGTTTGACCAAGTGTTGGCACGGTATCTAACTTAGTAACGTCATCTGGAGTAGCAGAAGAAATAGCAATAATTGGAACCTCTTCTGCAATAGCCATTAACTTTAATTCTCTTGAAAGATTCTTCATTCGTACCGTCTCGTTATCTGACTTTTGATTAGGACTCATTAATTGCAGATAATCCACAATTACAAAGTCTGGCTTATACTGATCTATCTTTCCACGAAGAACTGATGGTGTAATTTCTCCACCGTTATCATTAGAAATAATATGGAACTCAGGCTTGCCTGCTAGGTTTTTGGCATGCCATTGTTTTAACATGTCAATCTCAACCTGTCCAGAACTTAACTTTCTATGAGACCACAGTCCCTCTCCCATAATGGCAAAGACACGATTTCTAACCTCTGTTTCAGACATTTCTAAGGAAATTACAAGAGGGCTTCTGCCTTGTTTCCAAGCCTGAACAGCAAAATATAAAGATAGCCAAGACTTTCCAATTCCAGGATATGCTAAGAATACTCCAAGTTGACCTGGCATAATTCCTGCAGGCAGATAGTTGTCAAACCCTGGGAGACCAGTCTTAATTCCTACAGCACCCAACTCTTGCTGTTTCTTTACATTTTCAAAATATCCAATTGCAGAATCTAAATCAGTTACATCAATGTCTCTAATTGCTGCAGTATTCTTTTTTAACTCTGATGTTTTTGTAATTAATGATTCTAGCGCCTCTACACCCAAACCACTTTGTACCTCTGATGCAGTAGATCTTAAAATATCTTTTAGACTATCATTCAAGTATTCTGTTTGTAATTCATCAAGGTGGTGCTTTGTTGCGCCAACACCCTTGACTGGAACAAAGTCTCTAAACTTTTCTACAACTAAACTTTCTGGTGGAACAGAACCGTTTGCTTCTGAATATCTTCTAATAAATTGCCAAATATCATTATGAGTTCTTAGCAAGTTTTCTACATTTGCCTGTAATAATACATGTATTTGCTTATCATTAAGGACTGCGGAAATTAGTTTTGCCTCTGTATTATTCACTTAACCACTTCCTCGCCATAGCCCTTCTCTGCTCTCTTTCTTTTTTATCTTGTATCAATTGTTCCTTTTTTTCAATTATATCATCAGCATAATTTACAAAGTACTTCCAAGAAGGAGAAGATGCTACTTCAAAATAATATGCCAGTAAATCATAGCAAGCAGCAATACCATATGATTCTATGAGTGCATCGGCAGCCCATTGCTCTACATTAAGATTGAGAGAAGGCTTCTGCTCATATCGCTGAGTATGTAACTTGCTATAACGACTAAGCAAAGCCATTCGGTCTTTGCGTTCTGCCATTACTGTTCGTCTAACTCAGACTTTGCTTCTGCGATTTTTTCTGTTAATTTGTCTTCAACAAATTTATATACTCTTTCAAAAGCCTGATCAATATTTTCTCCATCACGCTTTGAATCAATAATTCCAAGATCCAGCCTTAAAGACTGAAAATTACCAAGATTAAGTGTATATCCAAGTGTTACATTTACTTTTGTAGAATCGTTTTCTGTCATTGTTCCTCCGTTATATCTATGGTATCAAACTCTTTGATACATGTCAAGCCACTAAATTTAATTATATACTTTCTGACCAAACTGGTATAAATCTTCCATCTTCCGTTCTCGTATAAGTAATTATACCACCGCCCATTCTTCGTGTCAACTCTGCTTTACTAGGCGTAATATCATTTGTAACTAATTTATCTTTTCTAGGTCTACCTATATGGTATGTAGCAAGAATATCTCTAATTTCAAAAATTTGAGATTCTGAGTAATATGATCTCACCTGCCACCCTCGTGCACCACCCTTTTGTGATCCAGTTGGAAATGGAATAATCCCACGCTTCATTAAAGATGGCATATATTTTTTATGCCTATTAACAAGATCTGCTGTTTCTCCAACTGTATATGCTCTTTCACGATGTTTTTTAAAATCACTTATCAAACAACTTTCCAGTCTATCTTGTGTTATATTATAAATAGACATAATCCCATTAGATCTATTTATATGGTGCACCCTAACTAAATCTTTATTTAAAAACCAAACTTTTTTATTTCCAGGTATTACAGGGGCGCTATTGTACTCTTCGCTAGAGACTTTTCCTTTTCTAGTAGCCATTGCCCCTCCAAGGATTGACTAGGTGGATGAAAAAATCTTCGTGATCCACAATACAAACAGTATACCTCAAGATGGTCTATCTTGCTGTATTGCCTATCTACAAACATTCTTTTTTTGCATTTTTGACATACAATCATTAATTAGGTATACCAACAATTATAAGATTGACCGCAACAGATACATCACCCGTATTGTTAAATCTTATAACGCCCTCAACTTTAGAAGTTGTAATACTCTTTAGTACTACCGTGACATCTTTTCCAGCATCCGTTGCTCCCACATTTATAGGAGTTGCTGTAACTATTGGGGTATACTTAAAATCGGTTGGAAAGTCATATGAGAATGGTGACTCCTGTCCCTTTGTTCTTGTAGAACTAATTACAACATCTACGTATCCACCAATTATTCTTGCTTCAGATGCTTTTACGTTCTGCCTTCCAACGCCTGGTGCATCTACAGAAACATACTTATTTGTAGAGTAGGAAACTTGAGATGCAACATCGTTTAATGCATTTGCAAGTTCATATATATAGGCAACATCTAGTGGCTGCCCTCTTTCTGGTAAAGGTAATTTTGCCATATTTAATTATACCATTAAACGTTTATCTGGGTAGACTCAAATAATGTAGCCCCAGAAAAACGCTCCTTCGGAAATGTTGGAACCTGTACAGCAAGTTGAAAATGTGCTGCTCCAGATTTAATAATTGTAGAATAACTTGTTGTAAAAACAGTAGATATAAACTGCCATGGATCACTGTCCCATTTAACATAAATATCAAATTCTGACTTTGTTGTAGAATTTGGAGTCCATACAGCATTGATCATATCGTGAGACTGCTCTACAGCAATTCTATAATCTATTGCTGTAACTGGTGCTACAGGTAATTTATAGTTTGGAGACCAATGAGAAGTCCTGTTCTTATCTTCTGTGATTATTCTATATTTAACTACATACTCTTGATCTGAACCATAAAATTGTGGCAAATCTTTTTTTAGTATAATAACTTTTTTAATATTATTATCTGCCATTATTGTACATCCAAAGCAAATCTAAATTCTATATAGTTAGTAGTATTTGCTGCCTTAACAATTGTTTGAGATCCATTTGTCTTTATAACAGAGTAACCAGTCATTCCATATAATGGATTTATACTGCTATTATTTTCTAATCTAATTGCATCAAAACATACATAAAAATCTTCTGATGGCGAACCGTTTTCAGTAACACATGCATAAATTTTTACAACATCTACGCTATTCCAAGTAAACCCGTCACTCATATATAACTGTTGTAATTGCTTAGATGCTACAACGTATCTGCTTGTAGAAAAGTCATGTTGATTAGCACCCGTACCATTGCTTAAATCTAACTCAAATCTGGCCCACTGCCCCGTATTATGAACATCCGTAGAAGAAAATTCTAAAAGAATTTTTACATTGTCTGGAACAGCAATAGAGTTGCCTGTTTTATTTATAACAGTAAATCCAAATTTGATATCGTCTGTTGGTGAGTTTTTGGTAAAGTCAACTATTGCTCCAGTTAGGTGTATGTGCTCTGATCCAGAGCCAACATTAATGTGCCCACCTGAAGAGGTAAGAGATGATGAATTACCACGCATTACAACAATATTATTAAAAAATCTACATCTTTCGTATCTATTTACTCTATTTGAATTTGTAAAAATTCTATTATCTGCATTTGTTTGAAAAACTGAATATGGTTGATTAATAACATTATTTTCTAGGTCTCCGTCTAATGGAGAATAAACAATTGGAATCGCTGTTGCTAAACCCGTGCCAGAAGATGGAACGTGATGCTGCCAATTTTCATCCTGAGTAAATGCATAAACTGTCTTACTGTCATATGCCCCAGCCTGAGAATTTGCTCCAGCAGAAAATACACCAACCTCAGAAATCTCATATCTTTCTTCGCTTGGAAGTTCTGCAGTTAAAACTATCTTAGAAATGCCATCTTCTGTTACATACCCACGAGAAGTAATTGGTACACGCAGCATTTCAAAATCTAAACGTGTTTTATTTGAATAATCTCCAAAATTAGCATCTAAGGATAATGGCTTTGCTCCACAGCCTATTGCAATATATGAGGCATACGCAGGGGCCTGTCCTATCAAATATTTTGCAAGTATGTTTTTACCAGTATTAGTTATCATAGTTATTCCGCCTCATATATTGTACCATTATAAATTTTTCCATTAATAAGGATCTGAACCTCTACCTGCTCATCATCCTCAAGATTTATCACGTTTATGATAAGATTTCCTGTTCCATCCTCTAAATATACTGTTTTACAATCTGGCCCAGTTCCGCAGGTAGGGATTTTATCACCCAGTTTTATTGGAAATTTTTTAAAATACTCTTCAGAGGTTTTTTGTAGTGCTAATATATTTTGTGGATTATACTTAAAATATATACTGCTTAAATTTTTAATTGGATGATAAAGAACATTTTGACCATTTACAATATCTGTTCTTGCAATATTAATTAATTCTTGTCCACCTATATCCTCAAATATAAGGTCTGTCATTAACTCAATTGGTGTTGCTTCTTCTGTTGTAATAATAATGTCTGGCCTTGCTGCCTTAACAGAATCTGTCGTTGAAGCGCTAGAAGAGGAACCAGTATTTTGTGATCCAGAAATTCCCATAAGGCTTGCGGATACTGCCTCAACATTGGATGATGCTGCTGTAGGTGCAGAGTACCCTTTATGGTGATATATAACGTCTGGTGTTTCTGGATATCCACTATAATCAAATGACATATTACACAACCTCACTTAAATATATTTTAGCCTCTGGTCCATCGGACTGCCTACTATATTCAATATTATAAACAACAAATCTAGAGTCATCTGAGCAAATCTCATTATTTCCTTCTGAGTCCTTATAGTCAATTTTTACAATATCTCCTAATTGTAATATAGGAACTCCAAAAGCCTGAACTCCTACAGACTTTCTTGGCTTCATAATTTTAGAAATAATCCAAGACATAATATTTTGTGCATCATCTTGTGTTTGTAAATATGGTGCATCAATAGAGAAGTCTTTTTTACCGTATGTCATTCTACTTGCCTTAATATCATCATATTGCTGTTTAATTATTAATGGTGATCTAACAAGTGTATCCGCTTTAAATTGTGGATTTGAAAAATCACTATTTCTAGAAAAATATTCATCAACCTTATAATCATGCTCTGATTCCTGTGTAAAGGTTATTCCTTGTATTCTTAAATAATTACCACTACTTGCATCTAGGTTTAATGCTGTGTCTGTGGCATTAAATATTAAAAATTCTGCACCATAAGATCCCGCCCTAAATCCAGAAACAACATACCCCTTTAGTTTGTTGAATGTTGGAGACATTTTGGCGTATAGTGCTGGATATGCCTTATCATATCTAATATTAAAATAGGAGGCCTCACGCATAATAGTTCCAAATTCTTCAAAATACATATTGTATTTTGGAGGATCGTTCGGGCTAATTCCAGAAAGGTATGTAGATTGAACAATACCACTCATAGAATATTTTCTAAATGACTCATTGACATCAATTTCAGAGTCATTGATTGCAGACATAATCGGTGTGTCTAAAGCAAACACAGTATTTTGACTATAGTTATTTGTCAATGCATATATATTCTCAAACATGCATCGTGCAGAACCACGAATAAATGGTGCCATATTATTATAAATTGGTAATGGTTCTGTATCATCAACAGTTGCCACTATTTTATTATTGATATAAAGAAAGAATCTTCTAAATGTTCCAATATCCTGATATTCAACAGCAAGATCATAAACTGTTGGGTTCTCTTCTCCAGTCATTCTATATTGACCAGTAAAGTTTCCATCATCAACAATAATGTTTGATAATCCTCCCCATAGTTTTACTGGAATTGCATCTCCCTGTTTGATTGTTGTATTTTCTACATCCTCAGAACTTCTTAAAACTTTATAAAAAATAATGTTATGCAAATTTTCTGCAGACGAATTATAATCAGTTATGTTATTTTCAGTAAGAGCCATGATCTCAAAGTAGTATCCAACATTTGTAGATGGATTGAGCATTACTGCTAATCCTCCAGAGCCACCACTTACGTTGATATTTTGATCTGGAGTATTTCCTGTTACAACAAAATATGTTGTTGAGCCAATTGGAGTTTGTCCACGATTTTCATTATTTTCTATTTTTCCGATAATTCTCATTCGTGTTCCAAAGTGCTTAAATCTATTATCTAATGGCTTATTTATATATGATATAAAGTCAATACTCTTTTGAGTTGTAGGAAAAGATGGACCGTTCATAACTAATGCAGATGACTGAATTGTTCCAGATTGTGTAGATGATATTGCATTAGAAGATGTTTCATTTGAATAAGACAAGGCAAGGAAATTTTTTATAGTTCCGTTTCTAACAGTTTGTTTTGCTAATTCATTATTTATTCCAGCAGGACCGTTATCAAGTTCTAATTCAAGGGATGCTTCTTTAGCGTCTGATGTTGGTATTAATGAAAATAAGAATTCTGACTTCATGGAGCATCCACGTACATTCGCATTGTCTGACCAATATGAAGACAGGCCAGCATTATGAGAAACAACAGATGTACCAAACTGCCCACGACCATGCTTTTCTACTGCTCCAGACTTTAGCCTTGTTGTTCCATTTATAATCTCATAGTATGGCTTAGTATAGATTCTTACAAGTCCTGTTGGATATATTTTGCCATTATGTCTTAATTTTGAAAAGTAGTTTTGATAATCTCTTGTGCTCGTAATCCAAACATTTCCAAAATCTGTAATACTATATTGAACAGCATCATACTTAATAATTTCTCCATTTGCATAAAAATATCCGTTATATCTGCTTATCCAATAAACACCTTCGCCTAAATCCATAGTATTATTAATTACAGTGTTATTTGATACTGTGGGAACTGTATTGCTTAAATCTGAGTTTAGTGGAATAGCACTAAGAACATAGTCTGACTGCTTTCCAGATTGATCATTTACAGATTTTGTATTTTCTGTTCCTTCGACCTCCCATAAAAGTACGGGTTTATAAATCCAGGTTTTTTCTCTATCAATTAAACTGGCCTGACGAATACTGCCATATGTTTTTTGAATATACCGTGTCTTATATCTAATTGACCCATCATTAAATACATCACTATTTTGAGAAGATATTCCAATAATATTAGATAATTTATTAGAGGTAGTTTTATTTTTAATAGCGCCGTCTTGTTGCATATCCTTTGATCCAATAAGCGTAAAATCTGTATCTCTTTGTGTCAATGTCGGCAACATGTATTCTTTACTCATACAGACTAAATTATTATATTCGTCAAAAAACATTGCAGTTTGTGTAGATCGAGCAATGTCATTTAATATTTCTGCTATCGTTTTATCTGGTGGAATAAAGAAATATGGAATAATACTTTCTTTATCTGAAGATAATCTTTTAAATGTGTAATTAGAAAATCCTACTGAATCTAATAGCATTGATACAGCACTACTTAATGAAACATTTGTAAGTAAAATTTGTGGGGCAAGCAGCGATTCCATATAAAAGAACATGTCTCTTAGGGTTAAAGTAACTGTTCTAGACCTACTATCTGTTGTTGGAAATCCTTCTGTATACATCGTTTTTAATGGAATAAAATAATCATATCCATCAACGTCAATAATTATTTCATAGAACTTAATCTGTATATTTTTTGTAATAAAGTCTTTAACTATGCTAGTTAAATTATTTGTATTAAATGCTTGATCATAATCAAACAATGTTAGTGAGCCATTAGATGCTAATAACTGACCAACTGGTAGGCCAGATGTTCCAATATCTGACCCTATTTTATTTAATGAAAACGCTGTGGTTTTATCAGATAAATCTACGCATAATCTTGGCGATAATTCAATTAGTTCAAAACATGAGTCGAACTTGTTCATTGTTTCTACAACAACCCTGAGCCCATTTATATAAGAGAATTCACGATATTTGGTTTGATTATCTTGGGCACCTTTATATGATATTGGAGATGTAAGATCTGTTACAAAATTTGTTAATCTATCAACTGTCTCCTCTTCTAAGTACCAACCATAAACTGGGGTAAACTGTTCGTAACCGCTTGGAGTATTACCAGTCCAAATATGGTATGTACCAATATCTGTTTCAGAAGATTTGATGAGGTAGGCATACCCAACTAAACTCTCTTTTGGCAATAAAAGCGCTGTTGCAAACTCTTCAGCCTTAATAAAGGTGTCTCTATATTTATCTGGAACTATTAAACCATATGCTAACTCTACATACCCGTCAGATTTAATTACTGGAGTTCCGTCTCTTCTTTTTGAAGAGCCATTAAATCCTATAATATCTATCCAATTATTTTTGTCGTCTAGATACTGAACTTTCCACTTAGTTGGCGTTCTCTTATTTACATCGCCATAAAATGGGTCTGAAAATGTTTTACCTAAACTAGTAAAAGTTCCAAGATCGGTTTCTCCTACGTGAGTTTGCATTTTTACAACAATTCTATTTGCTGGAACCTTTTCTTTGTAAACAACATATGGTGCTGCATCATCTATATAATTTTGACCATTTAACAATATATTTGCAATGCCATATTCATTTCCATTTTCTGTTCTATGAGATGTCCAGTATTTAAAAGAGTCATTCTTGTCTGGCATATAGTATCTTGGACGATTAAACATGTTCAAGTTTGCATGATGTAAAAATCTACCACTCATATATGAGGCTTTATTAATTCCAGATCTTGGTCTAAATCTATTAAAACAGTCTTCTAAAGAATATAGCATTTTTTGTTTTTCTTTTTTAGAAATTAAAAACATTGGTGTTGCATTATCTTCTGGATCTAGGCCACCATCTATTTTAATATCTGCATCTGTTGCACCAGTATAAAAATTACCAGAATCATTAATATCAAATGTTCCTGCTGGTATTCTATATTTTGCGTCTGCGCTAGAATCTGATGCAGTTGGTCTATATCTATAATTTCCTATTTGTAAAATATTATTAGGAATATTCATATTCCATTCTGCAATTACAGCAGATTGAGTTCTAATAACAGAAGATGTCTCTAAATGATTTTTTAATTCTTCATTCTGAAACACTTTATACCTCTTCCAGAGTTACAGAAATATTCCAAAAATCATAGTTACTTCCACCACGCTTAACAACGGTATATTGAAAGTCTGTAAAAAACATTTCAATTAATTCATTATATTGACCAAGATGCCCATAAGCCTTTTCGTCTTTACCAAAGTTTGCATAATTGTCATATGAAAGATAAACCCAAAATGAGCCAGTATGATTTTTATACCAGTCTAATAGTTCAACTCCGCCTGCTCCACCATCTGTTGTATATTGCTCGTCTAAATAGTTTGGTCTGCCATACCCGCTAACTGATGGTAATCCAGTTGTTGAATTAAAATCTGGTCTAGTATAAAATGATCTAGATGGTAACATTTGCCATGAGACATCAATACCCATCTTATCTGCAATATGATAGGACCTCATACGGCCATTTACCATTCTTTCCCGCTTTTCGATTCTAATAGGCCTAAAATCGATTGGACTGCGATTGTCATCTGAAAGTATCAAGAACTGGTCAATCATGGCTGTATTGGTCTCTGAGCCAGGATCTGAGCCTATCTCTAGGCCTGTTGGAACATATAGGGTAAAATCTGGATCAGTTGGGGTAGGAGCAGCAACTAGGGTGCCAGCATTTTCTGACCATAGCATAGCCTGTGGTCTCTGATATTTTTTACGTCCCGTTAAATATGTTGGTGCTGCCATTACATTCTTCCGCCTCTCAGCCTCAACGAATCAATCTGTCGTATTTTTGCCATAACAGTATTTGCAATCTGATCTGGATTTGCGTCAGACCTTACGTTTACGCTTAAGTTATAATTATACACTGAACCAGAATCATATGTTCCGCTATTAATAGCCTTCATCTTATCTACACCAAATGACTCGACCGCATATCTGCTCATTATAAATTCACCTGGTGTCAACATTGCTGGAACAACATCGGTTCCTATAATTGGTCCACCCAAGGCAAATCTTTTAATTAATCCACCAGATGCTTTTCCACTAGGCCAATTTGCAAACTGTGATGCTGCTATTGCATTTCCACCAAACTTTTTAATATCTGCTGCAGCCTTTTTCTTTGCTGCTTCCTCTGCTGCTTTCTTTGCTGCTGCTGCTTTTGCCTCTGCAGCGAAGGCTGCTGCTGATGCTGCTTTTTGTGCTGGAGTGTTTGTGAGTTCGTCTAGATGTCCGTATGCAGTTGAACCCATCTTTTTTACATTAGCATTAATTATTTCTTTTGAAAATGCATCTGCTCTAGCATTCATATTTAATAAATCATTAACATGCTGACCAGCAGTCTGTCCAGCATTTTTTGTAATATTAGCAACTGTTACAGCATTTGCCAATCTTGCTAAATCTTGTAAATGTAGTGCAGCAGTGGATCCACCAGTATTTAAACCATAATTAATGTCTGTGCCAGGTGCTGAATAAGAACCTTTATTTGTCGATCCTCCTGATGAGCCTCCCTTTGAACCATTCGTTGAACCACTTGGAGCGGTGTATCCACCACTAGGAATAAATGGATCGTCTGGCGCAGTATATGGACCAGATGGCGGAACAAATGGTGGTGGTTCTACTGGTGGTGTCTCTGGACCTGGTCCACCAGTTCCTGATTCAAAGGTTGTTATTATTTTATGATAAGTCTTATATTCTTTATTATTTAAATCATTCCAGTATTTCTTAATTTTATCTACAATATCAAGGGCAGCCTGCATTGCAGCAAGATATTCTTTGCTCGTTACTCTTGCCAAATCAATACCGTTCTTTACCTGCTCCCATTCGGTACGTGTTTTTCCAAGAACTTCTAAAGTAGAAACAGCCTGCTCCTTTAATACTTCTGCAAGTCTATTTCTTTCTCTTGCTGGCTCAAGTTGTGCCTCTTCAATCTTTGCAATTTCATCCTGAAGATTTTTTATTTTTTCTTCTATCTGAACTCTTGTAAAGCCTTGAGAATTTCTAACATTGGCCAATGCGTTTTCTTTTGCCTGATCTAAAGCCTTCTTTTGGTCATCTATTGCGTTTTGTGCTGCTTGAGCACGTGCTTCTTGAACAGCCTTTGCTGCTGCTGCAATATCTCCTTGCGCTAAAGCATCTGCAATAGTTAACTGTGATTTATTTTGCTGAGTTATTCTAGCATTAACTTGTGCAATTGCATCTAATGCTTTATATTTAGCATCATAAGATTCATTAATTTTATTTTCTTGATCTTCAATTTCCTTTAACGAATACTCCCAGTCATCAATCTGGTATTGCATTCTTGCAACTTCATCTTCATACTTTAATATATTCTTTGCATCTGCTTCAAGATTAAAAGTTAAAATTGGTTTTCCATCTGGACCAGTAAATACTGGGGTACCTTCATAAAGTTTGGCAAGAGCATCTGATACAGTATTTTTTCCACTAATGTTTGTTCCCAATTCAAAGTCTAGTTGAATTGATTTTTCTTGTACATCAAACCATTCCATCGCTTTATTAAATCCGTCATCAAATATTCCCTGCATAAAGTCAATAGTGCTCATTCTTGCTTCTAGTAGTTTTTTAAATTGTTCAGAGCCCTCTTGACCAGCCTCTACCAATGCTTTAAGTACTGGGTCTGCAAATATTGCTTGGGCTTCTTCGTATGAAAAATTCATTTTAATTTTTTCAGTTAAATTAAAGTCTTTGCCAAAATCTTCTAAAGCCTTATTTGCATCTGCGACAGCATCACTTGCTGCTTGCTCTTTAATAAATTTATTATAAAGGTCAATCATTGACTTAAGTTCTTTTTTATTTTTAGCGGTAGCAATCATTGCTCTAAAAGATTTATCAGCAATAAGTTCATACGCCTTTCCTACTGGAACTCCTAGTTGTGATAGTTTTTCAAATGCTTTATTTTGATCTATAATTCCTTGTCTCTGCTCTTCGATTCCTGACTGGAACTGTCCAGCAACTATTGAATTGAGTGCTTCTTGAATATTCTTAGCATCTCTTTTTAGACCAATAATATTTCCTTTATTATCAAACTTAAATAAAGATTTTTTACGTTTCTCATATTCTTTTGGATCCATACCAATGATAAGTTCAATAAGATTTTGTCCAGCACCAAGTTTTCTTAAGTCTTGCTCTATACCACTAAATGCTGTAATTGTTTTCTTTCCACCAAACAAACTTTCTAATGCTTTACGAGAAGCGCCCCAGCCTTCAGTAACCTTAATCTGATTCTTTCTAACATCTCTTAATTTCTTTAATAGGTCGTCAAGAACGGAGGACTCTGCCTTACCTGCACTGCTTGGAGTTTTGCCAGTTGGTTTAGTTGTTGAGTCTGAAGATGTTTTTGTTACTTGGTATGTTGCTTGACCATAATAATCTAATTCTGTTTTTCCAGGATTTGCCTTAAGCCAAGCCTGAACTGCATCTTTATTATTACCTTCCATATTAACAACAGTTGTTAGTGTTTGCAAGTATATCTTTTGTTGTTCTGGTGGAAGAGAGTTAAAGTATTCCTGATTTGCTCTAAGAACTTCCATTTCCTTTGCACCAACAATTTTTGTTGCAATATCAAGACTTATCTTTCCTTTTTGTTCATTAATCTTATTAATAGTTTCATCTAGTTTTTGTGCTGCTTCTGGATTATTATTATAATATGTTAGTGCAACTCCAAGATCTACAAGTTCAGATTGTCCGACTTTGCCAATTTGAGTAAATAGATTTAGATATTTTTCTGCTTCTGCTGGAGTCTTAGTACTAATATCTGCAATAAACTTTGTCTGTTGTTTCTTAAGTGGCTTACCATCTTTGTCGACAAACAAACTAGATATAGACATCGCTTGATTTGCAAAAGTTCCACCAAATTTTGTAACAATTTCCATTACCTTTGTAAGTGTTTGTTGATCTTTTCCAAATGAATCCATAAGATTTACAATTTGCATTGGGTCCATATTGCCAGATGCAACTTGCATCTTTAATGTATATTGCTGCTCTTTAGATAGCCCACTATCATTAATTAAATCTTTTGCCATTGGTGCAATGTCTTCCATTGCTGTACCCTTGTATTTTTGTGTGATTGCTTTATCAACACCAGTTTCAAGTGCTCCCTTAACCGCACCTGATGCATTAGCATATGTCGTCTGTATATCCGTTACAAGTCTTCCATTTTCAGCAAGTAGTTTAGCATTTGCTGCCTCATACTCTCCTTGTAATCTTATTGCTTCAGCAGTGTCTCCTGCTGCCTTAGCATTAGCAATTCTTTGTTCGTATTCAAGTCTAAGTGAATCTTGCATTTCTTGACTTTGTTCTAATGCCATTTTTTGCATTGCAACATGTGCTCCAGAAGCACGACCAAGTTTTTCCTGCTGACCTTTTTGAGCAAAGTATCCAACACCTGCAGCAATTGTTGCACCAATCGCAGCACCAATTGCAGTTCCAACTACTGGGACTACAGATCCTGCTGTTGCACCCGCTAATGCACCTGCTGCTAAACTGCCTCCTGCTATGGCTCCTACAGCACCAAGACCAGCCATTTGGACCTTACCTTGTGTTTGTGTCAATGCTCCTGGGGCAGCAGTGTTGAGTAGTTTAGATTTTGATTGCAAATCTTTTCTTGATTCTTCTACCAATCTTACTCTAAGCGTTAATGGATCTTTCTGTAAGTTTTCTCCATTAACACCAAGCAATTCAGTTAACTTTGCACTTACCTGTATTCCAAAACCATAATCTCCTAGTTGCTGTGATATGTTTGCTGCCATACTTCTTGCTTGTTCTACAGTGATTGCACCAGATGCAACACCAGTTGTTAATTGATTAATTAGTTGGCTCTTAGCAGCACCCTTACCACCAGTCTGCATTGTTTCTGTTATATTCTTAAGCATTGCCTTGCCTTGTTCAGACTGAACATATGCTTGTCCAAATGTAGTCTTTCCTGGTTGAACCTGGAATTGTGAAAGAGCATTTGACCTTCTCTTATCCATAATTTCTCCAGCACGAGCAGTTCCAGCAAACTCAGATAAATCTTGAATGGCCTTTTCACCACTACCCATGGCTTCAGCCATTTTCATTGCATTATCTTGTGCTTTGTCAAATGCCATCCTTAGAGCAAGGGTTGCTGCAACAACTGCTGTTAAACCAACTGCAAATGCTCCCAATGGGCTTTGAATTAATGGAAGGAGCATTGTTAATGTCATTAATGGCATCATTAATTTTTGTGCTACCTCGCCAACTTTTCCTGGTGCCATTGATGCTGCCATCATAACCCCAGATGCTGCCATCATTCCTGTTCCAGCACCCATTCTTCCTCTAGTAGTTCCAGGACCATCTGGATCGGCAGGTGCTGGTGCATTCTTTACTCCTGCTCCGCCTGCTACCATTCCAGCAACTGTACTTTGCTGAAGCATTCTTCTTTCTTGAATAGCACGAAGTCTTTCTTGTTTTTCTAATTGTCTTCTTATTGATTTCTGTGCAGGATCTATTGGCCCAGTTCCATAAAGTGCTGTTCTTGAGGCTGCAATCTTTTGAGATTGGCTCATCACTCCTTGTGCAGCAGCGCCACCAATTTGTTGTCCTGCTGCTCTTGCATCATCTACAAACTCTTGTGCTCCAAGAATAAGACCACGACCAGAGTCTTGTCCAATTTTTTGCATTCTCTTTGAAGGAGATGCGACCTGAAGAACTTCTTTTATTCCAGACTCAAATGCTGTTGCAGTTGTAATTGCAAATCTCTTTGCACGTTCTCTAACTCTTTTTACTACAAACTTATCTGCCTGTTCATTGTATTGAGCAATATTTTGAGACCTATAACTTCTTCCACCTAAATTAAGTCCAGCAAAACTTTGTCCTGCTGCATTTGCTGGAAGATTTACTCTTTGTATTCCACCATGTCCTGCACGTCCAGCAAATCCACCAATTTGTGCAGTTGCAAATGTATTCTTAGACTTTAATAATGCTCCCTTTGCTGCTGCATCAAGATCTCTCTTTAGTCCTTGTTCAATAATCTCTTCAAACTGACTTTCGCTAACAACAGTATTACCCATACGTTTTAAGGCTTGTCCAATAATTTTTCCAAACTCAAGTAGTCCTGGATCATTTGGACTTAAGCCATGCTGTTGTGCAATCATAGATGTAAATCTTGCTCTATTTTGTCCAACCCATTTTGCACCTTCTGCACCAGTCATTTGTCCTTTATTAAATGATGCTGGCATTGGGAATGTCATGTTTGAAAGCATTCTTACATTTCCAGTTGTTTGCATTAATTGACTTGCCACTGCACCTGGGGCTAGTTGTGCTCCAAGTTTATTTGCCTGAGATGCAGAAAGAACTACACCAGGAGTTCCGTGTGCAGCAACAACTCCAGCATTTCCAGCAAATCCACCTTGATAAGCCTTTGTTGTTTTGCCCATAGGAATTGCTCCGCCACCCACAGTTGCAAGTGCAGACTTAAAGTTTTTAATAGAAACTTTACCCTTTGAGTTAATTGCGTTTACTGCTTCATTCAATGCCTGTAAAATTAAATCGTCTATATTTGAGATTACACCAGATAGTCTTTGTGCATCTTTAATTAAATTCTGAATTCCAATAACGCTGGCACTGGTAGATGCAACAAACTGCTTTCCACCAAAACCAACAGATCTGTCTCCAACAATTTTTGTGGTTCCAGTAGCATGTTGTCCAAGAATACCACCTGCAACCATGTATGCAATTGCTGGTTTATTGGCTGGATGTTGTGCTGGTCCTGCAGGAATTACTGCTTCACCAGGAGTTAGCATTGCTGGAACTGTATCTGTTCCATTAGCATAATAACGTACACCAACTGTACCCTTATTAAATTTCTTTGGACCACCCTTGCCACGAACCATTCCAGCAACTGGCATAAATGCTGCTTGTGCTGCAACTGCTCTTTGATATGCAGCAATTAAAGCAGTAAGTGCATTTCTTTCAGATGTAAATGTTTGTATTAATTTATTATGAACTTGATCAAGCGACGACGCTACTGCAGCAGCCTGTAGTTGTTCTTGTGTCATGTATTCGGTTGTGGCACCAAGTGTTTGAGATGACTGTCCTACACGATTAAATAAACTTTTAACACTTGTAAACAGTTTAATAATGTTTGCTAATCCGTTTGCAAGCAAACCAAATGTCATAAGTGCTACTGGACCAATACCAGCAAGAACAGTTGTTAAAATAACAACAAAGTTTTTGGCACCATCACCTAAGTTATTAAACTTATCTAATATTTTTGCAACAAATTCTACAATTGGTGTTACAGCCTTAAGGAATGCTTCTCCTACTGGCGCAAGAGTAACTTTAAGATCTTCAATAGATTTCTTAAATTTATACATTGGGGATTCTTCAACACGCTTTAATTCTCGTTCTGCTAGAATTGCTAACTCTTCAGTGGTTGCCTGTGTTAAAGATAAAACACGACTTGCCTGACTGCCTTGTGCAATAACATTTTGAAATAATGTAGACAAACGTGAAAACTGGAACTTGCCAAATAACTGCTCAATTGCACGAGCACGATTTAGTGGATCTAGAGTATCTAATGCTTTAGCAAATTCAACAACTACTCCCTTTACGTTACCCTTGTTTGCTTCAACAATTCCTGTAATATTAATTCCCATATCAGCAAGCATTGCGCTTGCTTTTTTAGTTGGATTAATTAATGATGCAAGACCAGACTTGAGTGCGTTGGCACCTTCTGATGCATTAATTCCACCTTCCTTCATGGCAGTTAGGAAGAATGCTAAATCCTCTACGTCTCCACCCAATTGTTGAACCACTGGTCCAGCCTTTGGAATTGCAACTGTTAAGTCTTCAATAGATACAACAGTTTGATTTTCAACTGCGTTAAGGAAGTTAATCTTTTTAGTTAAATCTTCTGCTGCTACACCAAAAGCATTAGTTAATGAAATTGTTGTCTCGAGTGCTTGCTCTTGCTCTACTCCACCAAGAACTGCAAGTCGTGTTGCCTGATTTACTTGTGCAAGTAAGTCTGCTCCCATTTTACCGCTTGCTGCTGCAGTTGCAGCCATTTCCATTGTTTTTTCAACAGCAACGCCATACTTTGTAAACTCTTTTGCAAGTAACTGAACCTCTTTGAGCATCTTGTCTGTCTCTTGTCCAGTTGTAAACATTTCACCATAAACACGCTTAAATCTAATAGCCTGCTCTTCTAATTTCATAAATGTTTTAGATGCTGCAGTGCCAAGATACATCAAAGGAATTGTGAAACCAACCATTAACTGACGACCAGCCCACTGTGTATTCTTACCAAAATTTAGAAGATTTGTAGAGCCTTGCTTAAGAAGTTGATTTAGGAGTTGCTGTCTTTGTGCTGCAATTTGAGTTTTTGTAGCAAGATTTTCCATATCGAGTGCAAGAGGTCTAACAGCAATTGCCTTCATTGCACCGTTGGCATCACGGCCCATCTTTATGTATTGTGTTTGTAAAGTTTTTACTCTTTCACGAGCAACCTTTTCAATAGTATCAAATTCGGATCTAAAAAGTCTGCCAAAGGTTTTTGTTGATGCACCAGCATAGCGGAAGTATTCCCGCATTGTAAATTTATTTTTTTCTAAAGAATTTGTAAATGATTCTGTACTTGTGCGAATTGTTCGCATCTCTGCTGCAAACTTACCAGTAGCATTAAGAGAGTTAACTAAGTTTTGTTGTAAGTTAGCGGATACTGCAGCAGCAGCAGCACCACTTTTTGCCATTGAGGTGTGAAAGGCTGATATCTGTCGTTGAAGCGCCTTTATACTTGCTAACGCTTCCGACGTATCTATATTTACTTGAATATTTGACTGAATATCAGCCATTCACTTGCACCTCTATTAACTGTTTGTTACAAAACTGCCTACTAGCGATGCATCAGTTAATTTGATTCCAGATGCTTCTTCGACAATCTTGTATACAGTTGGAAGATCTAGATTTTCTTCTAGAGCCTCCATGTCTTCTGCTAACTCAGGCTTGTATTGCTTCATTGCAATAGCAACACACTCCATAAGTAGATTCATTGATTTTTCATTATCTTCCGCCACAGCAGCGATACCCTCAAACTTAGACATAAACTGACGAAGTAGAGAGATCTTCAAAGGGCGTACCTTTATTGTTGTTCCATCGATTAATGTTACCGTTTTTTCTTCATGTACGGTAGTAGCCATTTATTGCCTCCTTATAAGGTTGAATTAATTATACCATAGTGCACTTTATTTTTTGGTGAGATCCTCATAGTCTAATCCCAAACCAATACCAAATCCAGCCTGTTGTGCATTAACACCTTGTAGGGCCACAATATCATTTGCATCTTTAGCCTTGCCCTTGCTGAATACTCTAGCCTTCATATCTTCCCAAGCATTAGATTTATTTGACTGCTTGTCTAGATCTACCCCTTGAATTGCAGCCAAGAACTTCTTTTCAGAGTAGTCTAGTTCTCTTTTTATTTCTAGTGTAGCAAGCATTTCTGGCATAGAAAGAGATGTTTCCAATTCTTCATAGTCTTTCCAAATTCCTAATAAAAATGTTTCTGATTCTAGTTTAGCCAAATCTAGTGTTTCCCATGTAGAACCACTTTCGGTTGCCTGATTTTTGACAGATTTATCAGATTTGTCACTTACCTTAATACCTGCTGCAATATCTAATATTTTATAAATTGATGGCAAATCTAAATTATCTTCTAAATCTTCAATTGTTTTTATTCTAGGACAATACTGTTGCATAGTTATTCTAGCGCATTCAGATAGTTTAGTTATTGCATCATCGTCATCTTTTGCATCTTTAACTAATTCAAATGCTGACATAAACTCACGAAGGTATTTTATTTTTAATGGAGTTAAAGTTATTTCCTCTCCATCTACCAGTGATATTTTTGCTGTATCATATATCTTTGTTGCCATTACATATAAGTATACCAAAACAGAAAAGCCCAACCTTGTGGGCTGGGCTATCTGTATTATTAAATTGTATTATGCTACGTCGACTGTACGATCAACGATCTTACCATAAGATCCATTGTCATTAGGGAGTAGGCGGAATGAAACTTCAAACATTGTTGCCTCATCACGCTTTGCAGATACCGTTACGCTCTCAATTGAAAGTGCACGATACGCAACATAGACTCGTTCCAAGTTTGAACCTGCTTCACAGTCACCTGTTCCTGGTCCAACCGCTACAATACCACGCTCAATAGGACATTCACCAAGGGTTCCTGCCTTAAGATTGAGTGTTGGGTTTCCTGATACAGTGCTAAGATCTGAGTCAGATCCTGCAGTTGCAACAAGAAGATTTTCTAGTGTTGATTCAGCAAATGTGGTATTTAGGTTTACCTGCATACCTTGCTTGAACAACTTGGCAACGTCAAGAACCTGATCTACTGCGACTTCACCAAAATCTGGCTGGAACTGTAGTTCCAAACCATTCATGGTGTAACCAACATTGCGGAAGTCAGCATCTGCATCAAGTGTTGTTCCGTACTTTACGGCATCAACATATGCTGGCAGAGCGGCGTCCGTAAGTAGTCCGTCATGTACCCAGACCTGCGCTGCACCTACGATAATATTACTGCTATTACCTAGAGCCATTAATTTCACCTCTTTTTTTCTATAGAAATAAAAGGCGTGTTTCCTCGTTTATTATTATACAGGCCTTTTATGAAATTATTGTACTATTATATGTGCGATTTCCGTCTGCATTTTTGCCCTCACCCTTGGAGTGATAACAATAACTAATAATTATCTTATTTCCAGCATAGGTTCTGGCCGTACCAAAATCAATTATATCTCGTGCCTCTTCTAATTGATATATCGTAAATTCATGAAAATATACTGGAAGAAATTTACCTTTATATAATTTTGTCTCTGGGTCCAGTTTATCCTGAATCCATTTATTGACTTCTTGTGCAGACTCATCGCCTCTGTCGAGCAGATCTTGAACCTTCTGAGTAGTTTCTATAAGTAATGCTGGGTCCCCCACAGTTTTATAAAAATAATACAAAATTTGTTCGTCTTTAATGTGTGGGAATGCTTTGCGACGCATCCTGAACATTCTGTCATATACACAAAATAGTCCATATTCAGAACTTGGAAACTGTGATGTAAGTTGCTCTATTGTGCTTGGACCTGTTGGGAAAAATGGGATATTAAGTTTGGTACGTGTGACATCGTCCTCAAACTTCCACTCAGTTTCAAAGGCTTGTGCAATCTTTTCCTGCAAATAGTCATTTATAAATATTGGTGGATATGAAATGGCCATTATGCACCTACTCCTGCGTTTGCTATCCAGCGATATCCTGTTTCGATACCCTTTGATCTTCCAGTCCTTTTACCTGCAGGAAGATTTTTCTTATACGCTATTGGATTTTCTAAATATTTTGCAACACCGCTTACTCTTAAAAATGCCTGAGTAAAGTATCTATTAAAAAATTCATCAAACGTTCTCTCAAATCCTCCAGCAACGGCATCGCCACCAGGATTACTTACGTTAACTGGCCCCTTAGTAAAAATCTCTTCACCATTATCAGTAAATGCTAAAACCTGAGCCTGCTTTGGTTTTATTGTTACAGAAATTCCTTGCTCCATAATTCTTGCTTTGTCATAAAATGGAACACGAGATCCGTTTTTAATCGATGTAGATTGTGTAAATGTAGATCTAAAAGAAAGTCCGAGCCCACTAACCGTATAATTAATATCAAATAATCTTGCATTTGGACTTCCAGCCTGATTCCACTCATATACGTGATGAAGAACTGCTGGATTTGTTCTTGCACTTGAGTCAATGTATTGCTTCATTAATTCTACTGTTTCTAAACCTACTGCCTGTAAGAATGGGGTCTTGCCCTTTTTTACACCATCTAAAAAGCCAATAGAATAATCAATTATGTTCTTCATATCTTTTTTAAACATTGCATTATTAAATTTAACTATCATACGTCTACCGCCTGATTTTCTGATCTACGTATAACTAATTTATAATATTCAACATTTCCAAACGGACCAGTAAATGGGTCTTGAGTTGCAATCTCAAAAATTGTAGACTTGCCTGCACGTGGCCCTGATGTTTCTGTATATATTTCATTACAATTTTTATCACGAATATTTGTAATAATAACATTATTTATAGAGTTACGAGCCTCTAAACTTGACATTCTTATATCATTCTTTGCCCTACCAAGAAGTAGTTTGTCTTGTGTTATATTTATGTTTGGTGTGATCTCTTCTTTAAAAGCAGTTCCTGCTGAATTAAAAGAACATGCTATTGTTCTATCCAAAATCCAAGTCTTTTTAACTTCTCCATAAACTCCTTGCTCTACAATTGGATGATATACGTCAGCAAGCATTGGGAAGGCGAAGTCTGGTGTTTCGCATATTACCATTACAACACCCCGATATATTTAATAGACTTTTCATACTTAGATAGTATTTTGTCTACGATTAGGTTCCCTGTTCCACTAAAAACCGATTTGTCAAACTGAATTCTAAATTGATCCGTATTGTATGCAGCAATATATCTTTTATAATAATCTAACTTTCCACACTCAATATCATGAATCAAAATCTCTGCTGCTCTAGTAATGTCTGATGGCAATGATGGATATCCTGTTGCAACAATTATTTTATAATCCCAGCCTTTTGGAAATCCTCGTGGAGCATAATGAAAATCAACTACATCTGTAGGAGATGCTGGTAATAATATTCTTGCAGACTCATCTCTATTTACTGGTTCAGACGAGGCCATAGTTATAGCGGTCTTGTCATCTGTTAATACATATTCAACTGAATAATCGTCTGGATTATCTGCATCCCAAACCAAAACATTGTTTTCATAGACTTTAAGTACTTTGTGAACTTCTTTCCAAACAGGAATATAGTCTAAGCCTAGACCTGTTGTTTCTATTACTTCTTTTTTATAATAAAATTCTTCGCTATCTGCATCTATAATTGCTCTTGCTAATTCTTCATTAAGTTTGTATGCGTTAATCTCTGACGCAGTTGTTCCATAATTTTCTGGATTTGAATAAGGCCTTCTTAATTCATAGAAGTGTGAGTTTCCTTCGACAACAACTTCATAATCATTATCGTATATTGATGGTAGCGTAACTAATATTTTTGATGATGTATTTGATGTAACGGTTTCATTAATTTCTGATGAGTCCGCCAAATCAATAACCTTATACTCGTACTCAGTTGATGCACTTGGTACATCAATAAGTACAGTTATTGGAAGTGGCGGAACTCTCAAAATTTCCATTACTACTTACCAAATTCCTTTTTTACTTCTTCTGGTGTAGCAATACGGCAATGATCACGGGTAAGCCATTTATCTGCAGCATCTTTTTCTACAATATTGTAGCCACGATAAACTTTTCCAACACCGTTCCATGTTACATTTTTGGTTGAATAAATTGCAACAGTTTCTGCCTTCTTTGAAGCAGGCTTTTTACCAGTCTTTTTAGGTTCTGGCTTTAATACGGTTGCTCCAATTACACCATTTTCAACAACTCCCATTGCTGGAACTTCTGACCTAGCAAATGCTGGTGCTGTAATTACATTGTCTGATGGTGCTACTGGTGCCTCATACGCTGCAGGAACTTCTACTGGAGCAACTGGTGCTTCATATGCTGGGGCTGGAGTTTCTTCTGGTGCTCCTGGAGCCTCATAAGTAGCAGGTGCTGCTGGGCTACCCCAAATTGAATCTACAGAATTTTCTGGAGCCATATATGGTGCAAACTGTACTTCTGGTGCTGTATATTCTACTGAACCATTGTTGTTTTCTTCTGACATTTTTATACCTCCTGTGTGTCTATTATAACAGAATACTAAAGATTAAGAGGGGGAGGAGATATAACCCCTGCCCCCTCTCAAAAGGTACTGATCACAGATTATGCATCTGCTGCAGCATCTGCCCACGCAATTGCGTCTTCTTCTTCCCATTGAATACCGAAGCGAACGAATACAGTATATTCAATTGTATCCTTCTTCGCAACATATTCACGGTTGACGACGATATCACGCTGGAAGCCCCAAACACGGTTCTGTGGGAATGTCAAATCGACATATCCTGCAGGGTAGTAAGGAACTTCTTGTACATCGATTCCGAGAACACGAGTTGTACGTGCTCCACCGAATGTCTGTGCGCCACCATCAAGGTATGCTTGACGGTTAGCGGATGTGCCAGCAACACGGCCAGCAAACGCTTCTGCTACTGCATCAGCGAGTGTTCCGTTATTCTTAACAATACCTGCGAATGCGTCTGTACCTGCATAGAACTTAAGATTGTTCTTAAGTGCACGATACTTACGTGGCATCGCAAGGATGATGTTTTGCATAACTTCTGGTGTCCATGCATTATCTGCAACTGTTACTACAGATTCATGGGAATCTCCATTATCCTTGTGCTTCTTGATGAAGCCAGGCATAATTGAGAGGAAGTCACCTGTTGCACCGTCGCCATTGATAGCGAGGTCTTCGATGTCATTAGCGAATGCATTGGTCATCAAGCGAACAAGATGATCTTCTAATGCAGCCCCCTCGACATTGTCTTCAAGTGCTTCTGCAGAAACTTCCCAATCAAGGCGAAGTTTCTTTGTTGTTAATTCGACCTTGGAGAAGGTTGCGCCTGTGTTAGTGTAGTTACCAACTGCTTGTGCAGCAGCACGAATTACACGCTCACCTACGTTAATCTTCTCTAGTTCCATGGTGTTTGCTCTCATGGTCACACGACGACCATCCTGGGCGAGAACGGTTGCATCCCACACATAGTCAATAAAACGTTGTGCTTGTTCAGGACGTAGAATTCCGCTTGCAGCATCACCCGAAGGGTTTACGGCATTAGGACCAGATGTTACACCAAAGTTAGCATTAGGGATGTTGCCAAGTGTACTTGCACCTGGATCTGTTACACCACCAATACCACCTGAAGCGAATGCGCCTTGGCCTTGATATAGACCAGGTGCTGTTCCGCCTAGTTCGCCAGTTTCTCCTGGCTGGTTTTTCTTAATCTCTTCCGACATATTGTCACCTCCTAAGTGATTTAACCTATTTAAATAAGTCGGCTGTTTTGAGGAAACGTCCGCCCCATAGGGATTTTTCAGATTTTTCCATCTGAAGTTCCTGTACGATCTCGCCTAGATCGCCAGACTTTCGGAAAGCGGTATCTGCTTCTACAGCGTCGACTCTCTTTCCAAACTCATTAAAACGCTCATTTGTTGCAGCAATGTCTTTGGCGACTGCTTCAAGTGAACTCTTTACTGCTGCTGTATCAACTTTGTTTGACTTAAGCATTTCTACTTCTGCCTGCAAAGATTTTACAGTTTCTACTAAATCGCTAAAGGCTGATGTAATAGTGTTCTTGATTTCTGCAATTGACTCTGCAACTACATCATCTGATTTAGATACTTCTGAAGTTTCTTCTGTTGATTCTGCTACAACTGTCTCTTCAGACTTTGCAACTTCCTCTGTTGCTGTGGCTTCTTCAGCCTTAGCAACTTCTTCTGCTACTGGAGTCTCATCTGACTTTTCAGCAACTTCTGCAACAGGAGCCTCTACTACGGCATCTGCCTCTGGAGCGATTTCTTCTGACTTTGTAACTTCTGTTGTTTCTTCAACAACTGTTGTTTCTTCTGTCATAGGATTTACCTCCTTGTTAATCTTAGAAGTATTAATGCCTTTAGCACTATCAACTAAGAATTTGACCATATCTATCTTTTCATTATCCGTTTTTTCAACGAATCCTATATTTTTCATTGGGTTTCCGCTTGTTGGACTAATAACAGATTCCTCTTCTGAAACCATAACAATTCCAGACTCTTCATCATAAAAAACATTTTCAAGTGCAACATCCTGACCCTTAACAACAGCAACACCATCAACCTTTTCAACGTGCATGATATTTGCAAATTGATTTGCTGGAGAGTCAACGAGTGACAACTCTACGAGATCATAATCTTTAATAATTCTAATTGTGGTATCTGACTTTTCGTCATATCCATCATCCCACTTGTTCATGCGACCACCAATTGAAAATCCTGTGTATGTGCCATCTAAAACTTTTTCCCATGCATCTTGTGCACCCTTTGAAACATATGCAGAAACAAACACTCCGTTATAAAACTTTTTTGAGTTTGGATCAAAATATCTATCTTGCTTAAATGAAACCATCTTTCCAACTGCAGATGGCTGATGCATCTCACGAATATTTCCACGGAATTCTGAAAATGCCTTCATTGATGCTTCTGCTGTAACTATATCACCCTGCTTATCAACATTGTCAAGGGATGCAAAACCAGAGACGATGCGACGCTCCTTATCTACCTTGGCAAATGGTAGTGAAAGGCGAACGTTGTCGCCCTCTGTATTCCAATGGGCTTTAGATATAGTCATACTAGAATATATTATATAACCTTTTTTACTATGTGTTAAAAATCACTTATTCTGATGCCCTGCCTTCACCCTTGGGATTTCTCCCATTAACGGTGGCTGATCCATCGGACTGATTATTAACTCTTTCTGCATCTCTTTGTCTACCCTGATTTAATTCTGCTGGCTCGTCTCCTCCAGCAATCATTGGCAAACCAAGAATTTGTCGTGCCTCATTTGGAACCATGACCTGGGTTTTTACATATCGCTCCAAGATTTGAGACTGTGCAATTTCGTCTGTTAGAGTGAGTTCATTAAACTTTAACTCCAAAATATCTGTTTTTTCTCTTATTACTTTGTTAATCATCTTTTCAAGTTGACGCTGTGCTGGTCTTGCGACCTGTTCTTTAAATGTACGATCTTGGGCTAGGGCTGCTGCAATAGCCCCAGAATCTCCGCCACCAATTTTAGACAACGGAACCTGATGTGCGATCAAAATATCATCACGATTTTGCTTACGATATCTTTCAAATGAGCCCTCTTGTACCCCATTTTCAATCGGCTCCATCTTAAACTCTACCTTATTTGTATCTGTATCTCCTGGAAGAGGAATATATAGAGTTCTGTGGTTTTGCCCCTTAAGTCCAGTTTGTAAAAATCTAAACATCTTATCTTCTGCATCAGCAGATAGTTTTGCACCCTTAAGCCAAACAACATATCTAGGCACTGCCTTGTTTCCAAAATAATCTATGTTGTATTGTGCTGCTAACTGATCTCCCTGCAAAGATGTAATTGCAGACATTATGTCTGGAACACCATAAAATGTGTTTAATGGTGAATATTGTTTAAAATGAATTATTTCATTTGGTCTAGCATCATCGGTTACTGGATTTGGGTTAGTTGCACCAAAATTACGGAAATATACAACCTTGTTTCCAATAATTTGTAGATAGCCATCACGCAATCTACGAACACGAATTGTGGTTGCTGGAATGTGTCCAACGTATCCAATTTCTCCAGTTACGGTTCTTCCTATTTCTAAATAACCATTTCCTGTAGCCTGAACATCTGTATAAACTTTTTCCATTGTTGTTGTAAATGAGTCATCATCATTTAAGGATTCAAGCCAGTCACGCAGTTCTATTTTTGCTCTTTCAATTCGATTACGTGCACGACCAACAGCATCTCTATCACTTGAAGATTCTAACTTCAACATGGTTCTTGGAGAAATTTCAAAGTCGTAGCCTAAGCCCACGATGTTTTCTACTTTTGCATCGATTGCTGCATGGTTTGCAAAAGATGTATCGTAATAGTTTGCTAATTCATATAAATTCCATGGTGGTGTAATAACATCAAACAAACCATAACCATTTCTATATACAGTGCCAGGATTAATTTCTTTAGATTGTGCTCCGTTAATACCAGCCTGATTTGTTCGTGCACTATCCATGTATGCCTGACCAGGCTCATTTGCTTTTGATATTCTTGCTGCTCTACGTTTAAAGTTATTGTCCAAACCAGATAAAGACTTTAAGTCTTCCCAACTTTTATTAAATGGATCTGCCTTTACAAAAGAGTCATCTTGCTGAATCGCATTATCAATTCTTGCGCCTATAATATATTCATTTTCTTCTGACATTAGTCTTGTGCTCCATAACGCTTAATTGTTTGTTGTGCTGCATGCACTGCACCAAGATCGTTTAGATTTGGGATTAGACCCTGACGCATTCTCTCTTGCTGTTCCGCATATTCTTCATCCGAGATTCTGTTTAATCCAGCAAAAAATATTGCTTCTCCATCTGGCTCACCATAATGTGCTGCAGCCTGTTTTAATTCTGCAATTTTGGCGATATCACCCTTCATGGCTGGTATATTTAAGACATTTCCCTGTCCATCTGTAAACCACTTACCATTTGACTTTTTCCAAACATAAACACCCCAGTCATAGTTCTTGTCTATGACTTTTATTTTAGTTTTACCTATATTTGGCTTTTTAGGGTCTTTCATAACCACAAGTATACCATACTATACGGCATTTTGGATCTTTGACTGCCATGAAATATCTGCATAGACCTTATATTGATACGAGTTTAGCCTAAACTCTCTTGTATCGTCAACTATAATTTTATTGGTTCCTGTATAACTTTTATAAATATCTGATGGTTTTACACCATAATAAGATGTTGTTGATAGGACCAATACACCCTGCCAAATATATGCAGACTCCCAGTACTGCCAGTCAAACTGTAACCCGCCGTCTCTTTTAACCCTAAACCATGGCCTTTCTATAACATTTTGAACTTCCTGAAGGTTAGTTGATTTATAATGCGAAACAAGATTAACAAGAAGAGGCCCATTGATTTTAATAGAACCAACATAGTTATTAAAATCTAATAAACTAGAAAATGAAATACCAAGCATAGACCATTCTTTAACAGTTATTGTTGGATCCTTGACTATTTTTCCATTTAGATAAAATCCTATGCCCTCTTCCACTTGTCCAGTCTTTGCATTAATTGCATATATTCTTGCTCTCTTTCCGTCTGGATGTGATGCAACCATAAAAAATTTAATTAGATTATCCTTGCCTTCTATTTCAAAGATTTGTGTTGGTGCATATGGGAAAAAGTCTTCATCAAATCTAATTGCTGCTTGCATAGCCATCACTTTATAATTTGATGCAGATCCAGGATTTATGGGAACAAATATTCCTCTATTTATAACTGGGTCATATTGACCACGAACCTGAATGCCAGAATATCTTGTTAAATAAAGATATGGAGAACTTCCCTTGTATATAGTAAAAGGATTTTGATTTTTAAAATCATAGTAAAACCCAGTTTTCCTATAAGGATAAATTGGTACAGCAAATCTTGTTCCAATTTCATTTGGGGATACATCATTAAATGCCTGAGAAGCAAGTTGTAATTTTTTAACTTGAACCTTATTCTTTAAAATATTCTTAACCTTAAAGTTTAGTTCTACAACAATAGACAAGTCCTCAAACTTTGCACCCTTTGGTGGATATATAAGCATATTGTCTACAATCTCATATTTTGTTTGAACCCAGTCATCTTGTGGATCAATGATTCCATTTTTTGGTGCTAGTTCTTTGTTTATAAAAAATGAATCTGGTGCATTAGCACCTGTTGCTATATACTGAAATGTTATGTATGACTTAACCAAAGAATTTGACGTATCGTATTTATAATTTTTTTGAGATCTATTTTCTAAATCTTCGTAATTAAGGTATCCTGTAAATAGATGATTATCTAACGACTCATACGTTCTTAGAATTGGGTTTGAATACTCAGAGTGTAGTTCTCCGTAATTCCATGTACCTTCTGTTTCTTGTTCTAAAAATATTGATGGTGCTGGATAATTTAAATTAAACTGTATAAAATCTAAATCGTAGTATGAATCACCTCTTGCATCTGTTACATACTTTGCAAAATAAGAAAGCGGTATTTGATCTTCCCAGGTTCCCTGGATATCTATACCTAAAGAAAACTTGTTAAAATCAAGAACTGGTGAAAGTGTATAACTTGCAGTATGAAGATCTAATGTATTGCTTGCAAAAGATGTTGGAGATCCTCCATCTAATATATATAGCCAAAAATATTGATTGGTTCCATAATATTCTCCAGCATCATAGTCTACTTGAGAGGAATATAGGTTGAAGATATTTTCAAAATCTGCTGGAATTCCTAATGTAGAATTAAAGACGTGCGAAATTGGTAAAAAGTTTTTGCTACTACAAAATCCAACATGATAAATATTTCCATCAAAAGTGTTAGTTAATTCTTTACAACCACCTACATATAATTTTGCTGAAGAAAGATTACCAAAAAATGATGTTAACCTTCCTCCAAAACCAGAAATAAAAGTTGGTACATCAATTCCAGCAACAAAGTCCTCGCCGACAGATATCGGATTTGAAGTATATATAACATCTATCTGATCAACTACAGATCCATTTTCCTGAACCTTTTCATATTTATGTAAATACTTTATTTCATTTCCAGAAGCAGTTGTGCTTGGAACAAGTTCAATACTGAAATATTCTTTTGTAACTGAGTTGTCTATTCTAAATAAAATTTTGGTTCCGCTAACATTCAATGCTTTAAAGATACCATAAAATGCCTTTGAAGATGTTAGCAATGAAATATCATTAAACAGTAAGTAGCCAGTTGTAGTATCCCAGCCTGCTGGCTTAAGTCTTAGATATAAGTTATCTTCTGTTGGAAGATTCTTACATGCAGCATACAACTCTTCTGTTGTTTTATTACTTAAAAATATTTCTGGCAAAGAGTATTCTTTAGTTGTTAAAAAATTTTTATTAACAGATAGGTTGTCTATAGATGCCTGAGACCAAGATCCAAGGTCTGGATACATATAGTTATTTGCATAATCGGCAAAAGGATAATCTATAAACATAGATGTTCCACTATATGATGCATTAATATTTTCTGGTACCTCGACTCCTTGTCCGTATACAAACCTTCTTTTTGCAACTAAAGATGGAACTGGATAAGAATAAATAGATACACAGTCAACCTCTATTGGGGTTACATCTTCGTAAGCGTAAAAGCCCAACCAATCTTGAGTCTTTCCCTGGTCTGAAAGTATATCTGGAAAAGAAAGATCTGATGTAATAATATTTAACGATATAACTTCTTCCCCATTAATCATTAATGAGGCAGTATTGTTACTATATTTAATATGAACAATCATGGGCCTTGTCCATTCTCCAATATAATGTGATGCAAAATTATTACCAATTTTTAATAATATAAACGGTCCCTCAACATATAGTCCGTCTGTTGATGCTATTGGCCCAAAAATTCTTTTTCTTGTAAATGAATCAGAGTTTACTCTTAGCCACATTTCTACTGTATATTCTTTAAATTTACCAGAATTGTTTAAGAACCCATAACCAGGAATTATTAATGATGGCTTGTTGTTATTAGGATATAGAATAGTTGTATTGCTTGATCCATATACAATTGGTATACCAGAATTTTTTGCAACTAATGAGTTATCGTTTATAAAATAATAACCAGGAGTTTCTTGCAAACCATATGACAATGCTTCTATGACAAATGATGGGTCTAGTGCTATTGTTGATGGAAGAGCGATCTTGTTTGATCCAAGAGAACTAGAGTTAAATTCTTCTGACCATTGACCAGCAGTAACACCATTAACAAAAAATACATAGTCGTCTGTGGATTCTGCTCCACCAATATAGTTAATTTTTATAACCAATTTTACTGCTGCTATCTCAGATGGTATATTAAATGTCTCAGATACAAATATCCATCTTCCATAAACAGAAGTTCCATAATTTTTTAATTTTTCTACAATAGATGCAGTTGTTTCATCATAATACTGATATCCAATTTCAATACCAGAAATATAGGGGCTGTCAGAGTACACATAAGATCCTATAGAAAATGTTCCCATATAGGTATTGAGATCTTCTAAATTAAACACATCATTGCTGACACATACAACCTTAGAATAGTCTTCAGTTGTTACATTTCCTACCAACTTTGTTGTTGCAGATAGTGGAAATGGTTCGTCTACAATAGAAGGCTCTAATGTTGCAGTTCCGCCAGTTACTGTCCAGTTGTATACTTTACGATCATTTTCAGATATTAAAGATATGTAGTCTGCCTGATCGTCCAATGCCCAAAGAACTGTCGGATGTTCCGAAAATACCTTTTCTGCATATAGATTTGATGGACTAGACATTATGAGTCTATTTTATCATACTACGAGATTTTTATTTCGCAAGCATCTGTTGTGCAGTAAGCCTCGCCTTGAGCCTCTAGATTATCTACACCGTCATATATTGCAGACCAATCAATTTTCTTGATTTTTCCAATATATTCATTATATTCTTGCTCTGTTATTTGTGTATACGGTTGTTGTGGATATACCGTGTTGCCCATGGGTAGGAAAGAAACAGCCTTTAGTTGTCCTTCATACATGTGTAGTGCTGGTGCGACATGCTTTGACTCTGTTTCCTTATCAAAGGATAATGTTACAGAAACACCATTATCTGACCAATATTTTTGAGCGGTTGCTGCAAGAGCAATCTTTTCAAATAATGTTACATCTTTTTCTGATCTTGCATGTCCAGATTTTACTGGAAAATATACAACTGATGTATTTGCTGAAACCAGGTCTTTTTCTATTTTATAACCTGCAGCCTTAAATAGGTGCATCATTGGATCTGTTTCACCAAATCTAATTGCACGAAGGAAGAAGTTTCCTCCTGGACCCCAATGTACCCCAGGGGTTGCACCAGAAAGAATTGATACTGAACCCGAAGGCTTAACTGTCGTTACACGAATTGACTCACGCACACATAGCCATTCTGAATATTGATGATCATATTTACGTATTGTATTATATCCCTCATCCATCCATTCACGAACTGTTGGCAAACCATTTTTATCAGAGAATGATGCGATACCAGTAAGTGATGTACCGATACGACGATTTCGTTGCATAATTCCATTTGTCTGTTGCCAATGTGTTGGTACAAGAGTTACTGTTTTGCCATAAAGATAGGCAAACTTAAGGGTACGCAAAAAGTCTTCCTTGGATTCATGACGATTTAAATGTACTTCTACAAGTGTACAGAGTTCGTATGACTCTAGTGGCTGCTCTGCACAAGGATTAAAGCCCATAACTCTATAATCCTTACCGTCTGGCGCATCCTTAAGTCTGCCATAGTTTCTTGCTACATCAAGCCAGATAAATCCTGGCTCTCCGTTATCTACTATTCTGTCAACATATTGTTCATAATTTGTTCCAACTGTTGCAGATATAGAATTATTTGACATCCATGCCCAACCTGGATTTTCTGGGTCAAAGGAGTTTCGTTCTGGAAACATTTCTGGATTTTTTAAATTAATAAAATTTTCGTCTCCAGAAGAACCAAGGGCAAGTGTTGCAGACCTTCTAACATTTCCTGCCACAACACATGTTCCAATTAAATTAACAATATCAACAATAGCCCTAGAATCAAGCGTCTCGCCATTTCTAGAGCCAATGACGGTGCGTATGTTGTTGTGTAACCTAATTAATGGTTCTGGGCCACTAGCAACCCCTCCAAAGCCCTTAATGGGTGCTCCCAGTGGACGTATTAGATCATAATTAAATTCCTGTATATTTTGATTTGGTCTAAGGAATGAGTTCAAGAGAAGACGAACTGATTCAACCCAGCCCTCACGTGTGTCTGGTATTTCATAGGTGACAATTGGCTCTGTAGGTGCATAAATATGAAAATTCTTATCCTGTCCTACTGTGTCAAACCCTACACCAATGCCAAGCATCAATGCGTCCATAACCCAAGCAAATAATGCTCCTGGATCATTCTTGTCAAGGTCCTTTGTTGAAACCATGGCACAGTTTTGTAATGCTGCAGAGTTCTTTTTCTCCATGGTCATAGGGGTTCCAAATGCCCACATACCACGACCTGGTGGTGTCCACTTTAATTCAAACATTCTTTGGAATGCTTCTTGTGCTGACTTCTGAGCCTTATAGTCATTCCAAGGTAGTCTGTTTTCCTTAGCATGATTCTTTTGTACTGAATACATACCTTCGATTACACGACGACAAACTTCGTGCCAACGCTCTTTAGTTCCGTCTTCCTTCATTCTTGAGTAGGTTCTAATAAAGGTAATCTCTCCTAATGAGTTACCACCAGCGTCTATAAAACCAAAAGGCGACTCCTTGTCTTTATACTCATTAATGAACTCATCTGGCAAACGAAAACTAAAAAAATCTGACACGTGTTTCTCCTTTTTAAAAACTGTGATTGAGTAAGTATAGCAGAGTTTTTAATTTTTGTAAACTCTCAACTTACTGTTTATGTTTATTGTTAAGACTTAATACCTTTAGATCCACAACGGATGCAGGTTTGATATGTCCTCATTGTATATGGACAAGAAGATTCTTCAATTCTGTGACCAAAAATTAAACATTTAATTTTATTCATCTTTAAGCACCTCGAAAGAAATTGCTCTATTTGGACAATGAGAATGAGCCATCTTTACTTTTTCTAAAAGAGAATCATCTACAACATACTTCCAGGTCTTTCTTTCACTTTCAACTAAATCAAATACTTCTGGAGCATCAAATACACATTGACCCCAAGCCTGGCAATCTTTGTTTATTTTAATACTAATCGCCATATGAGTCTATATCCTTTAATGAAGACAAAATTTCTTCTTTTACATTTTCAAAAGTTGTAAAATCTGTATCCTCTATGTCATCATGAAGTTTTTTAATCTTTTTCTTTAAATTAGTATAGGCCAAATTATTTGTTTGTTCATTTATTTGTTCCATACGTTTTCTTTCTTTATCCATACCCTTCATGAAATTCCAAATATTATTTCTATAGGTATCACGATCTTTTTTTAGTTCTTTAATGGTAAGTCTTGTGTCTATAGTATATTTATAGATCACTAAACCTACCATCAAAGATACTAATAGCATTAAGAAAGTTAAAGATGCTATACGCATTAATTATTCCTCAATGACAAGTTTAACTGTATCTGGGCATTCTTTAGCCAGAAGATCTGCTAGTTCTTTAATAACAGTGAACTGATATTGACCAGCAATTTCTATTCTTACGTCCATAACTTCCTCCTTAGATTAGTGGTATCCAGTGTTGTTCCCACTCTTTTGGTATAAATCTTAGTGGAATTACGTCATATGCTATTGTGATTCTTGGTCCATCCCAATCCCAGTCACCCATTGCGTGAGGATGGCCAGTTTCTGAAAGAATGGCACGGTTATTTTTATTATTTACTTCAATTTCTTTTTCAAAAACTCTATAATGAGTTTTAGATGGCTCTGCCTTTACACAATAATAGCCATGGAAATGTGGTGCACCTTCTCCACCATGTTCATGCCAATCTAACTTTCCAATATGGTTATAGTTAACATTGAACCATCCCTGAACATAAAATTGTTCTTTTATAAAATCTAATTCATAATGCTGACAAGCATCAACTGTCATGTCTCTTACCGCTCTGAAAAGAGTATAGATATTCTCATCATAGAATTGAAAGACATTATACTTATTCCAATTTATTGTAGTTGCACTACCAGATTGATCCCAAGGGGTATGCTCATTTTTGTTCCCCTTAATAATCTCTCCACGATTAATTCTTTCATATTGAGTAATTAATAATTTCTCAAGTTGTTCAAGATTATTAATCTCTATATTTCTATCGAAGAATTTATGCTCTTTAGTAGACTTGCTATTACTTGGTTGATTAGCATCACCATATTCGTAATGTTTTTCCATTATTTATCCTATCTATATTTCTTTCTGATCCATCTATGTTTTTTATAAAATCCATAAATGTAATTTCTTTTTCTTTCAAGATCCCATAAACCCTCAGTTTGTAGGGAATGGTCTATTTCCATATTCCAGTTTGCTCTTTTTATTGGAATAATTGACATTATTGGTGTACCCTTTTTAATTGTACCTTCAAAATCTTTTCTTAAAAAGAAGGTAACAACGTTTCCAGTAAACCATCTGTCAGAATCCTGTATGGCTGTCATAGTAAAGAATGGTAAATCATATCTGTCTATAGGGTGTGTGATCATTGCAGACCATCCGTCTGGCATCTTTGTTCCCCATCTCATATCCCAAACAAAATGAATTGGATAGCATCCAGATGGAACTGGTAACTCTAAATGACCACGCATCTCAATTGGTCTTGGAGCATCTTCATCCCACCAAATATCTGGTCTATCTGGGTCTTCTGTTTTTGCAACATGAACATCTGTTGGCAATAAATAATGATATCCACAAGTTATTGCATCAAAAAATGGCATACAATGCTTTACACTAATTGATGCAGCATCTGCACCACGATTATTCATGATAGATAGTCTATCAATTTGATCATTTTTTTGATATATAGGACGATCCTTCCACCATTCTGGAAGATTGTCAATTGCTGGCACTGGACCAGGAGTTGTATTTACATATGCATTAGATGTATAAAACTGAACCTTTAAATTTTCAAGTGGTTCTGGGTTTGCATATCTTTCTTCAAATTTATCCATTAATTAAACACCTTCTTTTCCCACATAAGTTTTTTGTATGCCCCGCCAAACTTATGCCTTAATTTCCAAGGTATAGAGTTTAAAACTTTCAAATCTGGCTTTTCAAGTATATTTGCTTCCCACTTTTCTCTTCTATAAGGAATACATTGAACTAGTGGAGTTCCTGCCTCTAGGACACCTTTAAAGCCTCTTTTAACTCTCATAGAGAATGGTCCATCTGAAGGATACATGTCTGTATCAATAATTGCTGGAACTATTTCAAATGGTAGGCTTGTATGAAATGATGGCTGCACAAATAAAGTACTATAACCTTTTTCTGTTGCTACTACCCACATTGGATGAATTCTAAATATATCTTCCATCCAATCATTTTTGTCAAAATCCCAGCCTTCAACTTGTGGTTGAGAATGAACTGTAACAGATTCTTTGTGTGCATGGTGAACTTGCCAATCTAGTTTTGGTCCAGTTGCATCTAGAAAAATATCGCATGGTGTTTTTAATAAATATCCTGTAGATAGCAAATCTAATATTCCAGGACACTTTTTTACAGTCTCACTATATTGACCATTACGTAAAGTTTTTTCTCCATTAACATATGGATGAACCTTTCTCCACCAAGAAGGAAGATTTTTTATCATAGGTTCTGGTTTATCTGTATACTCTATAACAAATTCATTTTTAGGTATAAATGTTATAATGTTTGTTTTATTCTTCATGAAAATCTACCTTCATATATAGTATTGTTGTATCATGCTTTATGTAGTGCATACTGCGCTTAAGTCCTTTTTTAAATATAACTGGCACGTCTATCACTCCTTGTGCATCTTCTGCAATATCTTTTGTATCAACTATTGTTTCTGGTGTCTTCCAGTATACCATATCCTCATTTGAAAAAAATGTTAAAACTGCTGGTTTTTGTGGTAGCCATCTAATTTTCCAAACATAAACTCTCGAACACCACTCTGGATCTAAATCCTTTTCCAAAACAACATTTTTTGTAGCATCCACATACTTATAAAGTGTTCTAGTAATAAACCTATATTCTTTTTCACGTATGATTGTTCCAGATTCTTCATACTGATGCTCTAAAGGTTCTAAATGTGGATAAACATCAGCAGATACATTTATTTTGTATAAATTATCTTTTATGTGAACTGGTGGCTCAACAACTTCATGTGCCCATCGATTTTGCGGAACAAATAAATGTTTTTGCTCACGATATTCTTTTTGCCAATCTACCTCATATTTTGCAAATTCTACAGCATCGTGATCTGGAGCATTTTGTATTTTTTCACTATACTTTCTAGTAAATGTTGCAATTTGAGGGCTTATGCTATATGGTGTTGCACTGCCAATTCTTTTTTGCTGTAATGCCAATAATTGATCAGGTATTATGAATGGTTCGTTTGCCCACTCATCAGAATAGTAATCGTGATTGGGTAGTCTGGCCAAATTAGTCAGTTTCTACTCGGTCATATACTAACATTGAGTTAGTAAAGAACATATCGTAAGGCTCACAGTTAATTGTATAAACTCTATCAATGTAAGCGATACTTTCAGCAGACTGAACCTCGACCCAGTCTAGAGTCTGGAAGTTATAAACTTCATATGTTGTATCTATGTCTGAAGAACTTACGAATCTAATAACGCCATCTTTTCTTGCTAAGATCCAGTGATGTATAGAGTAAATATCTCCATTTATAACAATAGCACGATCTGAGACTCTGCTATTAATTGATACTACTGTTGTCTCTACTATACCGTTTCCAGATATTGTTTCTGAAGACCATTGTGAAGGATTAAATCCAGCCATATCTATTTCTGAAATATCTAGTGCTAATAACTTGTCTCCTACCTTTAAGTTTTCAGCCAAGATAACTCCTGTTGGACTTAATAGACCAGTTTCTCCACCAATTGAGTAGCCTCTGGCACCTCCGCCACCACCAAAGCCACCGTAGTGTCCGAATCCGCCATAACCGTGTCCGAATCCATGATAGAATCCGCCATAACCATGTCCGAATCCGCCATAACCATGTCCGAATCCGCCATAACCATGAGAGAATCCACTATAGTAGTGGCTAAAGTTTGCGTAGTGTGCAAATGAAGAATAGTGTGCAAATGAAGAATAGTGTGCAAATGAGTGATAGAAACCATGATAGAATCCAGCATAGTGTCCGAATGCTGCATAGTGTCCGAATGCTGCATAGTGTCCAAATGCTGCATAGTGTGTGAAACCAGCATAGTGGCTAAATGCTGCATAGTGTGTAAATCCAGCATAGTGACCAAATCCATGATAGAAGCCATGATAGAAACCACCATAATGGCTAAAACCAGGGTATACATAAATGTAGTAATTAATACCAATAGTTGTTCCAAATGGAACTACTGTACCTGGAGCAATATTTTGTGAATTCCAGCGCTGATCTAGACCACTATCAGAGGTGTTGGTAGAGTTTTCTGAATAAAACAGACCAATGCTTGATAAATATGATTGGTATGAACTTCTTGTATATGTTTGGTCAAAGGAAGGCACCGACGCCTTTCTAATGTTTCTTCCACCTTTACCTCTTGATAGTGCCATCTAGATCAATCTCCTTATTTTTTAAATTATACTACTGTTTTATGCTGACAAGTCGCCAAGAGCAACGAATGTATTTGCTGCTCTCTTAAGAATTGTTGCAGAAGACCATTGTGCACGAAGTTTAAGTCCTGGTGTAGCATTTAATGTTACTCCAGATCCTGCTCCGATTGTTACTTGTGAAGAACCAGTTTGAATAACATCCATGGTTGCTCCTACTGGCCAGAAAGAGTTGTCTGAAGGAATTGTAATTGTTCCTCCATTGCTCATTTCACGTACGTTGCTAACATCTGCAGAAACAATTGTGTGTGAACCACTCATAGTGTTAATTGTTGCTGCATTATCTGCCTTAAGAGCCAATGTTGTTGAGAGTGCTGTACCATTTAAAGTTACAGAAGATGCTGCTGGAAGAGCAACTGTTCCTGTAAGTGTTGGACTTGCAGAAGGTGCTTTTGCATCTAATTGTGTCTGGATTGATGACGTTACACCATCAATATAGCCAATTTCTGTTGAACTAACATTTCCAATACTTGTAGATGAAGGCAATGTTACTGTTCCAGTAAATGTTGGAGAAGCAAGTGGTGCCTTTGCTGCTAAATTGTTTGTTAATGTTGTTGAGAAGTTTGCATCATTACCAAGTGCTGCTGCTAACTCATTAAGAGTATCTAGTGCACCAGGTGCTGCTGCTACTACATTATCAACGGCAGTCTTAACGAATGCTGTAGTTGCTACCTGAGTAGTATTGGTACCAGCAGTAGCGGTAGGAGCAGTTGGTGTACCAGTTAATGCTGGTGATGCCAAAGGAGCCTTTGCATCTAACTGAGTTTGAATTGCTGATGTTACACCATCAACATATCCGATCTCTGTTGCAGATACTGTTCCGATAGATGTTGTTGCTGGAAGAACTACTGTTCCAGTAAATGTTGGAGAAGCAATATCTGCCTTTAAGGCAATTGCTGTTGCTGAAGTAGAAATTGCCTCAGTCTTAGCATTATCTGCATAAGACTTTGTTGCAAGATCTGCTGTATTTGCAATTCCATGAACATTTGTTGTTGCAGAAGCATGTCCACTTGCTGATGTAGCACTTGTTTGTAGTGCATCAATATCAGTTTCGGCTGCTGTTAATCTTGTATCAATTCCATCTATTTCAGTACTCATTGATGTAAGATTATTTTGTATTGTTGAAATAGTTGATGTTGTAGTTGTTGCTCCTGATTGCAATGCTGAGATATCTGTTTCTGCAGCATTTAAATCATTTTGCAATGTTGTTACATCGCTTTGAATTCCTGTTATATTTGCTTCTACTGTATCAATATTTGATTCAATAGATGTGATATCTGCATTAATTGTAGAAATATCAGACTCAGTTGCGTCAACTCTTACATCTAATGCTGATATATCTGATGTATGGTCAGATAGAGTTGTATTAATTGTTGCAATTGATGCTGTATTTCCAGTAATTGATGCCTCTGCTGAATCTAAACGAACATCAAGCGCTTCTAAAGAACTTGCCTGTGATGCATCGTTTGCTCCAAGCGTTTCAAGACTTGCGTCTATTTCTGATGCTAATGTTGATATAACTGTATTAACATTTTGAATTCTTCCTGAAACATATGCAGTTGTAGCAGGTCTTGTTGAACTATCATTTAATGGCATAGTTTGAACATCTACATCTCCACTAAATGTTGCATTTACAAATGTTGCTGTTCCAGTAATTGCTGGGCTTGCCTTTGGTGCCTTTAAATCTAATGCTGCAGAAATTGTATCTGCATAGTTTGGATCGTTGTCAAATGCTGCTGCAATTTCATTAAGGGTATTTAGTGTTGATGGGGCAGCCCCTACAACCTCTCCAATTTTTGTAATAATTTTATCTGTAATATATTGATCTGGCATCTGTATAACTGGAACAAGACCATTTGAGTCTAGTGTTGCTACACCGTTATTAACGCCTTTTTGATCATCTGTAATAAAGCCCTCTGCATCTATGTCTAATGCTTCTAAGTTAAGGAAGTACTTGAGGAGAGACCAAGTGTTAGTACCGTCACCAATTTTAAATTTACCAGTGTCGGTTTCATATCCGATTTCTCCTGCTGCTAAAATTGGATTTGCTGCAGTCCATTGTGCTGCAGTTCCTCTGCGCTGTTGCATTCTTGTTGCCATTTACATCTCTCCTTATGGGTTCTACCCATGAATTTATATCTTATTATAACATCAGTTTTTAATTGAAGTTATCCACAGGTGAGCCACCGTCAAATGTTTGAGCCCAAACAGTACTTGCTGGTCCTCCACCATCTAATCCTGTGCCCTGTGGGCTATTGAAACTACCACCCTCACGGAAGGTTGTAACAATAAATCCAGTTCCATCAATTGCTGTATCGTGAATATGTTGAGGCAAATTCAAAGTATCATCAATTGTTGCTATGGTTAGCCAAGAGCCACCATAATATACATTAACTCTTTCTGTTAATGTATCAAACCATAAATCACCATTATCTGGTGAAGAAGGAGCGGTAGATCCAACAGCCATTCCGCCTATTACAGAATCTACGTATTCTTTGGTAGCAGCATGTGAAGCAAGTGTTGGTGCTCCAACTACTACTGAACCTCCAAAACTACCGCCGTTATTTACGACTAGTCCGTTTTTGACCTTGAAATCTTTATCTACTGTTGCCAAGATCTACCACTCCCTCTTATTTTATTTTATTACTTTAAAAGTGTTCCAACAACAGCAACTGTTGAGTTGTTGTTATCAGTTGTTACACGAAGACGAACATCCGCTCCAGAAACATCTGCTGAAACTGATCCAAGAGAACCGTTTGTTCCAACCATTGCATATTCTGTAACTGCGATATTATCTGATGTATCAAGTGTTAGGATAACCTTTGAAACTTCTGTATGAGTTCCATTAGCAATCTTAACAAGGAATTCAGCAGAACGATAATCTGCCTTAGCCCATGAAACTGCTGTGTTTGTGCTTGCAGTTGTAACAGTTGCCTGTGACGCTACCTGCTTTGCTACGGAAGCAATCTCTACTGCAGGGAAATCTGGAGTTACTGCTTCAAGAGCAGAAACTGCACGAGCATTTGTGAAGTAAAGGTTTGATCCTTCTGCAAGATCTGATGTTGTAGAGTCTGCAACACCATTTTCTGCAGTAATTGTAAGTCCATTCTCATCACCTGTGATTTGAATGTTTGTCTTTGTTGCACTTGTGATTAATTGTGCTGCTGCAATCTTTGCACGATTAGATGTGAAGTATTGGTTTGTACCTTCTTCAATATCTGAAGTTGTAAGTGCATTAATTGCATTTGTAGCAAATGCTTCCGCATTTGATTGTGCAGTGTTTGCTTTATTTGTAGCATCTGATGATGCAGTTGAAACAGCAGTTGCAATATCACCTGTTACTGTATTATAAAGTGCTGAATCTGCATTTGTAGCAAATGTTTCTGCTGCTGCCTGTGCTGCTGCTGCAGAACCTGCTGCATCATAATTTGATGCAAGGTCATCAGCATAATCTTTTGCTGATTGCTCTGCATTATCAACATAAAGTTTGTTTGCTGCATCTCCATTAGCAGTTGGTGCTGCAAGGCTTGTAACCTTGTTGCTTCCCATATTAAGGTCGCCAGACATTGTATCTCCAGACTTAGCAACCTTTTCACCAATCTGTGTAGCGATTGTTGTTGAGAAGTTTGGATTATCGTTAATTGCTGCAGCCAACTCATTGAGTGTATCAAGAAGTGCTGGAGCAGAATCTACAAGATCTGCAATCTTATCATCGGCATAAGCATTTGCTGATGAAATAGCATCAAGTTCTGCTTGATTAGCATATGACTGATATGCATTTGTGATAGCAGTCTCACGAGTATCTGTGTATGCCTTTGCAGCAACCTCGGCAGCATTAGCCTTAGTTGTTGCATCTGCTGCTGCTGCAGCGATTGCTGCTGCTTCTGCTGCATTAGCCTTTGAGGTAGCATCTGCTGCTGCATCTGAAAGTGCTTCAGACTTTGCTGTAGCAATTGCTGAATTACGAGCAGTTACTTCTGCTGCAATTTCATCATCTGTATAATCATTTGCACTTGAAATTGCTTCAGACTTTGCTGTAGCAACTTCTGAATCTGTTGCAAAAGATCCATCAATTGTTGCTGTAATGACTACATTTTGTGAGCCATTAAACATTACTTCACCAGTAACATCTCCAGAAAGTTCAATCTTTCTTGATGTTTCAAGTGTTGTTGCTGTGTCTGCATTACCAGTTACATCACCAACGAGGTCTGCTGTTACTACTCCTGCAGCAAAGTTGCCTGAGCCATCACGCTTTACAACCTTGTTTGCTTCGTTTGCTGAGGTGGCTGTTCCACCAATTAAGTTGACGATATAATTTTGATCGTCTGTCTTCTTTGTAAGAATGTCGTGGTTATTGATGGTACCTGTTGTGCCTTCAACAATAAGACCGTTCTTTACTTTGAAGTCTTTTGTTACTGTTGCCATATTTTTATCTCCTTATTTATGCCTTAAGTCCAATTCGTGCATAACGAACTGTGACTGGCTTAATTGCAGGATCTGGAGTGACTGTTAAAGCCACGGTATTTCCAGTCCGTGAGACGCTAATGGTGCCAATATTCCCATCATTGTCTATAGTGCCATACTCAGAGACGTTTACATTTGTACCGTCTACAAGTATGGTCAACTCTGTTGCATAAAACTTGTTATCTCCAGCAGTTGTTTTTGCTATGGAGACCAAGTACTTAACCATACGCCATTGTGTGGCGTCAAAATTATCTATCACTGTAACATTTTCAATGCCAGAGATTGTGTTTTCATTATTACCAGATGAGCCAAGATCATTTCCAGCACCTGCAAGGGTGTCAATTAAATCTTCGTAATCTTCCTGTGTAGGACGATCACCTGTTCTGAACTTTGCTTTAACGGCAGGGATTGTTATTTTTGCCATGGCTATATTATAACCTCCATTTTTGTATTATTAAAGAATATAGTTATTGAAACCAATTACTGCGATTCCAATACCTGCTGGATTTAACCTGTTATATCCTTCAATTCCTATATTTGTAAACTTGACTCTAAATGGCAGTACCTCGTTAATTTTTACTGTTCTAGTGTCATTTGCTACATTAATTATTGCATAAGATACTGCATTGATTGCCTTGAGTTTATTATTATTTTTATCTAATATTTTTGCTGATGCCATTAATCTGTTACATCTTCAAGAATCGTCATCTTACCCTGAGCCACTGTCCAAACATATGCTGCGTTTGACAACTGTATATCAAAGATATCTCCTGTTTCAAGTATTTGTGATTCTGATGATAATAAAGACACTGTAAATTCGCCTGGTAGGTCATCTGCATCTGCTGCTGGATTTAATGATAGTATTAATGTTGCATTATCTGTAATTACCCCAAGATCTGATGAATTGTTTGGACGTTTAATTTTCATATCGATAGTCCAGTCAGGAATGTTTAAGGGTTGTTTTTCGTCATCTGTTACATAGACTCTAAATGATGCTGTATCACCACGCACAACCGTCCAAGAAACTGTTGGAGGTTTATTTCCTACATCGTAATAAGAAGCAGATCCACGCAGTGTTGCCATAATATTAGATTATACCACAATTAGGCTAAACCGTCTCTGAGTGCTCCCCAGGTACCGTTGCCTTTAGCCTCAACAATTATAATTCCTGCTGTTGGAGATACATTTGCAACAATTCCAACTGCCCCAGAACCTGTTGATGGTCTAGTAGTTGTTAATCCTCCAGTTGTACCAACATAAACAACAGCACCTGCTGGAGATAAATCACTTGTATTAATATTATCTAAAACACCAGCAACAATTACCAAACCTTCTTCATTATTATCTAATGTCTCTTTTAATAATCCAAGAATAGGTTGAGTTGTTGATGATGTTGCTTTTGTGACATGTGTAACACCATTAACTGAGGTTGTTACATATACGGGAGTTCTTGCCTCTAATGTGATACCGCTCACATTTTTAACATTCATCTGAAAAGCAGAAATGCCAAGCGGTGGTAAAACAACACGTAATCTATCTGCTAACTGCTCAATATCTCCGTGTACATTTACTGGATCTTCTGCTATTGGAAAGGGTAAATTAAATACCCCATCATTTGTATTTCCTGTTGCCATATGGTTTTATTATACCACTTTTAGGTATTTGACAATAAGAATAAATTTATGTTATACTAAGAAGTAACATGGCACCCCTAAAAAGGTGTCATTCGTTTCTAAGGAGGAAACTATGATTAACTTTATGAATAATAACAGGCAAATCATTGGTACACTCAGCATATTGGCAATGTTTGCCGTTTGGTCAAACGCTGCTAATGCTTCTGAAAACCGATTAGACGGCACTAGTGTCGTGCTGACAGAAACAATAGAGGCCACGGAAGTGGCCAAAGTCGTTTCTAAGGCTAAAGAAGATCAGTTAGAAAAATATCAAAACGCTACATCTCTATCTGACAAAGACCTAAAAAATCTACTGAAGTTAGTGGGCTTTGAAGGTCAAAATCTAAAGGAGGCATGGGCTGTTGCTAAAAAAGAAAGTAATGGTCGTCCACTAGCATTTAACGGAAATATCTCAACTGGTGACAGTTCGTATGGTATCTTTCAGATTAATATGCTTGGTGTTCTTGGTCTAGATCGTCGTGACAAATTTGAGTTAGACCATAATGCAGACTTATTTAATCCAGTAATAAATGCAGAAATTGCATATCATATGTCCAATGGAGGACAGGACTGGAGTTCTTGGAAGGGTCTAACCCAAAGAACAAAACAGTGGATGGAAAAATTCCCTAAGTAACTCTAGGAGTTACAAAACAAGATTGCCACATATGGTACTTTTCTTTATTGGAAATACCGTATGTGGCATCTAGTTTATATTCGTAAAAATCATTTAATCTTTTTGTACCAATTTCATCATATTTTTTCCAGGTTTCACTTTGCTCCCAATGTCTTATGCGTTTTTTACCAGTATAATGATGAAAACAATAATTGTATGGTGGAGCAACCAATTTAATGTCATTACAATAAAATCTTATTGCTAGTGTTTGCTCTTCTCCATTGAAATAAATTTGATCATCATACGGAACTTTTAAAAAATGTTCAGAGTATCCAAAAGCCAAACCAGCACAAAAATATCCATGAAACTCACCTATGTCTCCGCCAACATAGTCCTTATATTTTGGTTCAAACCTGATTGGGCTGTTTTCAGTCGCAGGTTGGATTCTAAGGCATGTTGGAACAAGAACGGTAGCAAACTTTAGGTTGCCTGTTTCTGTGTACTCATAGGTGCCTGGATAGGCTGTAAAGATCAGGTCTCCCCAATACCCTATAGCCTTTTCGTAATGATCTACGATTTTTTCATCCCAGTGTTCAATAAACTGTGTATGACTGTCTACTTGTAAATAATATTTATAAGAATTATTTAAAGGTTTTTGGGTTTCTGCTCTAGCATAACCAACACCACGAGCATCGCTATAATGTATTTTTTTATAAACATAATGTTTCACGTTAAACAACTCAAACAAGTGTTCTAAATTTGGGTGATTGTCATCCTGAGAAAATATTGATAAAAATAGTCTTTCTGGATTTTTTGCTTGTTTTAAAATAGAAAAAACAGTATCTAGTAATTCTTGATCTCTATAAGATGCAATAGATACAAATATTTTGTCCATAATTATTGATTATATCTACCATTTTCCTAATGGACATGTTGCCTTTTCTAGTTTTGTTTTTAATTTCATAATGCATCCACATTTTTTGCACTGAGTTGTAAGTGCAATTAATTCTGGACACCCCTGACAAATAGAAAATCTTTTGTCACTTTCATACTCAGAAACGTATTGTGTATTTGGATTTAGCAAATCCCATGGACGAGTTTCGCCAAGATTTTGCTTGTATTTTTGCCAAGCAGACAACTCTGACATTTATTATCCTTGTGGTGGTAGTGGTGGGAAAAAGTTAGTGCCGTCGTAAGTCCATCCAAAATTAATATTATCATCTGTGATTGGAATAATTTTTGGATCTGATTGATAGGCAGCAATAATAGCATCCAATGTACTATCTATGCCCTGTTGTAAAGCAACAGTTCCAGCCACATCATTTCCTACAACAATAGCAAATTTAAATTTAGACATTTTTTCTCCTTTTTATAAAGTATATCATATCAACTAACAGCCATCACTCCAGCATGCCCCAGCATAGCAATATTCACATGATGAGCATTGTGAACATGGATCTGCTGCAGTTGTACCTTGTGTAGCCTCAGTTGTATTGGATCCGCCTGAGCCAGTGCCTCCTGATCCAGTGCCTCCTGAGCCAGTGCCTCCTGAGCCAGTGCCTCCTGAGCCAGATGATGCTTCTGTTGTTGTAGGTTGTGGATTAACTCCTACACAGTTACCAGCACAGTCATATTGACCGCTCCAATCCCATCCACAAGCAAAATCAGCATAACTTACACATCCACCGCCACCTGATGCTGCTGTTGTAGTTACAGTTGAAGCAGCAGTTGTAGTTACTGTTGGTGCAGCAGTTGTTGTTGCTTGAACAGGTGGATTATATGGTGCAGCAGTTGTAGTTACTGCTGGTGCAGCAGTTGTAGTTGCAGCAGGTGGACAATTCCATGATTCTGCACCTGTACATGGGTTTACATAAATTACAACACTTGTTGGTACACCATTACAGGTTCTAACCTCATTATTTGTTGCAACTGGCGTACAATTTTGTGTTGTTGTAATTGTCGGTGCTGCTGTTGTAGTTGTAGTTGCTACTGGTGCTGCTGTTGTAGTTGTAGTTACTTGAGCAGGTGGGTTGTAAGGAGCCGCAGTTGTGGTTGTGGTTTCTGGACATGTCCACGATTCAGCACCTGTACATGGGTTTACATACATTACAACAGATGTTGGAGTTCCATTACATACTCTTACTTCATTAGTAGTTTGAACTGGCGTACAATTTTGTGTTGTTGTGGTGGTTGCACTTGTTGGTGCCCCATATCCACTAGTTGTGGTTGTTGTTGCCTCAGTAGGTGGGTTGTACGGACCAGCAGTTGTGGTTGTTGTTGCCTCAGTAGGTGGGTTGTACGGACCAGCAGTTGTGGTTGTTGTTGCTATGCATGGAGATCCAGATCCACCAGAACCGCCACAAGAACTTACATTTGTTGCAACGCATGCTCCCCACGAAGTAAGTGTTGGCTGTGTACAAATCTGATATGATCCATCAGAACATAGTTTTCTTGTTCCAGTATAAATACCAACATAAACATCTTCTCCATTACAGGTAGGCTGTTCAACAGTATATGCCTCACAGTCGCCACAAACTACCTGTCCTCCACCGCTAGTGGTGGTTGTTGATGCAGTAGTGCCTTGAGTAGTACCCTGTGTAGTTCCTTCTGTTGTACCCTGGGTAGTTGCCTGGGTAGTTGCCTGGGTAGTTGCCTGGGTAGTTGCCTGGGTAGTTGCCTGGGTAGTTGCCTGGGTAGTTGCCTGGGTAGTTGCCTGGGTAGTTGATGGTGGGTCTGTATGTAATGGTGTCCAGACTGCCTTAATGGTTAGGTTAGACTCACAATTAATAGTATGTCCTGGCTGTGCATTTGGAACTACTGATGGGAATACACAAAGTGCTCCAGGTGCTGCTGATACTTCATAACCAAGGAACTGGTATCCAGATTTTACAGGAATAGTTGATGGTATTGTATATGGGCTTGCGTGACTTGAGTTTGCTGGACAGTTGCTTCCACCATCACAATCATAAGTAACACTAAAAGTAGAAAGTAATCCTCCACCAGTAATTAAATCTCCAGTAAGTAGCCAAGTGTTTGTTCCAGTTTTCTTTAATTCTGCTTCTCCGTATCTATAGGCAATTGTTTTACTAGAGTTTTTACTTAATATTGTTACTCCAGAACCTTCAACAAAATTTACAGTACCAGCACCCATAGCAACTACTTTAATCGTGTGTCCTATAGCAAATTGAACATCAGTATTTGAAGGAACTGTAACATTAACACTTGTTCCTGAATTCATTAATACTGTTTTCCCTGGATCAGATATATTTAGTGTATGATTTGAAACTTTTTCAACAAATAAAGCGGTATTGGTTAGTCCTCTCCAACTTCCATTTACATAACATTGAATCTCTTTAATATCTGTTCCGCCATTTGTTTGTTCAACATAGCATACAGTTCCTTCTTGTGGAGATGTTATAACTGCATCTCTAGCAGCAGGATTTTGGAATCTATTTACACCAGCCTTAGCACGAATAACATCATTTGCTGTAACTACAGAACCAAATGTATGTGTTTGAGTCCAAGAGTATGGGACATTTGTGTTAGCAACACCAGCAACTGCATACCAAGTATCTGACGCTGCGTCATACATGTATGCTACTTTGCTTGATGAACTAACTGTTGACATTATTTGACTCCATAAAGGTAATAATTACCAGAAGTAAAATTACCGCTACTAGGAAATAGTTGTATTGAAGAAATAGCGCTTGTAGTTCTGGCAATTGCAATACCTGTTGTATAGTTTATATTTGTTGGTGTTGTTTCATTATTTGTTACTGAATAAAGTTCTGCAACCTTTAATGTTGTAGTATTAGCATAATCAATAAATGTTAAACGTATTAAACTTGTGCTTGATCCATTATCTTGATTATAACTTAAATTATTCCAAGATGTATTGCTAAAACTGTTATCTGATTCAGCAACTCCAGTCCTATTACCATAGATAGCAGAAGAATCGTTATTTACCCTTCCATTAAGCGCTGCGCCGTCTGTAGCAGGTCTAAAGTTACGAACAATCAATCGCAAATCTTGATACGACCCACTAATCGAATCAATAGAAATACTAGCACCAGTTAATGTTCCGCTTGCCAATAATGTCATTCCCCCAGATGTTGGAAGGGTTGCCCATGAAGGTGTATCTCCATTATTTGTCAAATACTTTCCTGAGTTACCAGACATAGATGGAATAACGTATGCATAAGAATCTGTAGCAACTAAAGTTTTAGATGTTGGAATAGTAGTAGAGTTAATTGTTAAACCATTAACATTACTTATTGTTGATCCAGAAGGAATTGCTGTTGATCCAAGAGTTGGTTGCGAATATGTTGATACCGCTTGCCATTTAACTCCAAGTGTTTGTGTGTCATCTGCAGTAAGAACTGTTCCATTAGCACCAACTGACAGATTGTCAACATCTGCGCTTGTGCTTCCTACCAACAAGTCTCCCTTAGACTGAACAATTTTTTTAATATCATTAATTCGTACCCAAGGAGACGGTGTTGATGTAGAGTCATAAACATATGTATCTAATGCAGGAGAATCTTTATCTACCCAAATTAAACCATTGACCAATCCAACTGTTGGTGGTTCATTAGAATAAATTGCTGATGCATAAAGTTCTTCGACAGATCCGCCATTTGAGTTTGGATCCATTGAAATATATCCATTAACTCTTGTAGGAAAAGATACTGCCATTTCAGCCTGAGTCAGGAAGTCTGAACGTGCTGGATCTGATTCTATTGTGTCAAGTCTGGTATCTAATGCTTTTAAATGTCCAGCCAAAGAATCTGCAAGAATTTCACCCTCTGTGGTTGGTACTGTTGTTGTTCCATAATGAAATAATTTTAGGGCTGCTTGTATATCTGCTGCCTCAGCATAAGATGGGATCTTCGTCTTGTAAATATTACCAATGTCTTCAGCCATTATGGGTCACCATCTTCGATTATACCATAGAAATGAATAAATGTATTGTTCTAGCACCAGAAGGACTTACCCATTCCCCTCCAACAAGTTCTTTTGCATAAATTGTAATTGGAAGAGACTCTGTCCCAACTCCTCCGCCGATGGCGCCTACAGATAAAGAAGATGCAATAGGATTAGTTCCACTAATAGAATATTGAATATTAAAGTTTTCTGCAGTTACAGATCCAACCATATCGGACGGTATAAGATTAATCAGAGGAATAACTATTGGACCTACTGATCCATTAACAAAACTCATTGACTCTTTATTAACAGCATATACATTTGGCAATAGAGACATTATTTTTTGCCATTGTGTTCCAGTTCCAGGAATAGTCAACAATTGATATATGCTTGCAAAATTAGTATGTGATTGCTGTGTATTTAAATAAAAATCAAAAACCTTTGTCTCTACTGAAGATGGTAATGTTAAAGGACCTGGCTCTCCATTACCAGCAAAAAATAAACTTCCACGATCACCTTTTGGACCATAATCAACTTCAACATTTACTGTCTCTGGTCCTCCAAGAACTAAGAGGTCGTCTGTAGATAATACAACCTCTGCCATATTATGGGGTTCCTAACGAACTTGTTACTTGATCTGTAATAGTTATTGTTCCAGTTAATAGGGTTAATACTGTATCAAAATCAGCACCTGGTTTTCTTACCTGAACATCGTAAACATAGGTTTTTGTTGGATCTAAATATGCTGCATCTCCAGGCCTAATTGTACAAGTTACATATTGTGCATTATCAGAAATTTTTGCCAAACACTTATGATATCCAGGAGCAGAATCTCCACCTCTTGTTTCGGCAAAAGCAAAGATTGCTGTATCAAACTGAATATTTGGGGTAGATGGATTAGAGTCATGATCATATAAGTATCTGTAATCAGATAGATCAAAAGCATTACCAGCAGTATCTTTTGGATAAATCCTAAACTGATAGGTGTCGCCCTTATAATATTTAATATCGAATGTACCTGGAAATGCCATAGTTCCTCCTGCTCAATTATAGCACAGCAACGTGTATAGAATTCATTTTTACTATACCGTCGTAGTCTGTTCTTATTTGTGGTATGCCTGGACTGAATCTCATCTTCTCATTTTCTATAAAGAAATTCTGTGTAACATTTATGCTGTAATCATACTGGTACTTTAAAGATGCTACAAACTGAGAAATATCTCTATCTGCCCCAGAAAGCAGGGTTCTTATCCAAACCTCTGTATTATTATTAAATGTAGTTATATCAAAGTTATACGTTATAAAAACCTGAGCACCTTCTTTTAAACCTCTAAAATTTAGTGTTCTAGACTCAGAATTCCATAACCCTACTGAGTTTTTTGGTATATAAAGTTCTGTTGTTCCACTACCCTTGCCATCAACAAAAACACTAACCCATCCATCTTCACCTTGTGTAGCACCTGTTTTAATGTCTTTTTTAGTTTTATTATAATAACATGCCCAACCAGCCTGCTGTCCAGATGAAGAAAGAGAACTTTCGCCATCCTTTCCTGGTGTTCCACGTTCTCCCTTTTCACCACGCTCACCCTTATCTCCACGATCCCCTTTTGGACCTGGTGGGCCCATTGGTCCTGTTGGCCCTTGAGGTCCAGCAACTGGTACATAGTTTATAAATTGATCAGCGACAGTGTTTTGAGACTGAACTACTTGAGAAGCATAATTGCTTTTGCTTTGTGGAAAGTCCATGGATTTAGATACTGCCATGGCTTAATCTTTACAAATCTCCGACTTTATTTACTGTAACAATTACCGACGGAATTGATGGAACTCCAACTGGAGTACTAGCGTCAGCAATGGCAGAAATAGATACATTTGTACTTGCTGTATACCACATCAATTGAAAATCTTGAGGAAGAACATCACAGTTTACAAAGAAGTTCCATGCAGCAACATTATAAGTATTATTGTTGGCCATATGAATAATTGTTGCAGTATCTGGAACATCTACATCGTTGTGTCTCATCCAAATATAAATATCTGCTGAAGATCCTCCAGTTTTTTCTAATTGCAAACTAAATGCAATATTATAAATACCCAAAGTATCCATTGTAATTCTTGATCCATCTACAATGGTTACTCCGTTTGAAAAATCTGTAGAGTTTAAAGTTATAGGCTTAATTGATCCACCTGTTTGAATTGTATTATCAAAAAATGAACCTAATTTTGCTCCAGTTAATCCCCCTGGCTCTCCTTGTGGACCAGGTTCGCCTTGAGGCCCTTGTGATCCAGGTGCAGAAATAGTTGTCCAATATTCAGTTCCTGGTGGATATCCAGCATTTAAAGGAAGAACCCTATAATATGTTCCACCAGCATAAGTTACAACATCGCCAATATTATAATCTGCTGCATTATTATATTCACCAACAAAATTCCAAAGTGCGTCTGCACCATTAACGCCTGGTAAACCCTGTTCACCCTGTGGGCCTTGCTCACCTTGTGGCCCTGGCTCTCCTTGTGGTCCCATCGGCCCAGTTAATCCAGTTGGCCCAATTGGTCCTTGTGCTCCTGTAGCCCCTGTGTCGCCTTTTGCGCCAGGTACACCAGGGAAGGGTACTATCTTTATGACTGGCATTACAAACTACCTCCTGTGACGTCTCCAAGCACTGTTATGGTACCAATCACGGGAGTCCATACAGTTTCTCCGTCAATGGTTACTTGAAGATCAAATAATAATTCTGATACTACTGAAGAATAGCCATTTCCCCAATTTTGTGTGATATCTGGAGATGCCATAATCTCTACATAACCATCTCCTGCATCAACCTCTAGTTCATCTAGAATGTCGCCTTTTGCATCGTAGGTTGTTGAAGCGTATGTCCAACCAGTTGTATCAAAATATGTTGTTTCGTCGTTTTCGTAAAATTCTACACGCAACGGAGATGTGTCGCCTCTAACAATATTCCATTTAATATTGACTGGATCTGCTCCAAAGATTTCGGGTCCGCATTGTGCCATAATCAATGATTATACCATAAAATAAGACCAATACTTAAAGTGGTGGGTATAAGGAACAACCTCAAGTATTGGCTTATTAAAAGTATATCATATAGGTATAAAACGGACATTCCTCAAGAAAAAGAGACTAAGATCACAAAGAAAATTGGTTAAAAAGGCCTCAAGAATAGAAAGTTTAGTGTATAATTTTATTTATATTATATATAGTATATATATTATATATAAATATATTATATATATTATATATTATATATAGGGAATTATTTGCTAGTTTTTTCAATATGCTTAAGTAAAATTAAATACATCTGATCAAGTTTTTCATTCATCTCTCTACGAGTTTCTTCGGCTTTATCAATTCTTTCTTGCAAAGCAGCCTGATTTCTTTCTAGTCTATTAACTTGATCTTTTAAACTCGATCCGCCGTTAGGTTTAAATTCCGATTTGATTTCATCGAAATAATGTTTTGTAAGCCATCTAATTGCGCCACCGATTCCGACGAGAATCGTTGATACTCCGATAATAATTTCGATAACTAGCGCAGTATTGTTTCCAGAAAACATAACTCGATAATTATAACAAGTGTTTTTAAAAAATGTAAACTCTCGTCTTTCGGCGGGGCGAAATAAGAGTTTCGTATATCCAAACCACCCCTATCCATAACATATGCAAACAAGATTTGCACTATATGGAAAATTATGGTAGTATGGATACCTTATGAGTATTATAAATATTTTAGAAGTGTATGTAGCAATAATTGCTGCAAACCTAACATTTTGGTATATTAAGAAATGGTGGTTAAATCATGATTGAGGCATTAATCGGTATGGCTTTGGCTGGACTGATCTCATATGGTATTTTGACATTGATCAAAAAAACATTTAATGGCTGATGATGTTAAATTTATAGACCTGTTTGATCCAAATCAGCCAAGAAGCGATAGAGATCTCATAGAGTCACGTTTGAGTATTTGTAATACTTGTGAATGGTTCAACAAGCGTATGATAAAATGTAAAAAGTGTGGTTGTTTTATGAAACTTAAGACAACTCTAAAGCAAGCAAAATGTCCGATAGGAAAATGGTGAAAAAATGGAACTTACAAGAGAAAAGATCGTAGCAGCAGTTGTCGATACCGTTGAAGAAGGAATTTCAGCAACCCTTCCAAAGGATATGACAGACGAGCAGAAGAAGGAAGCACTTATTCAGAATAGACCTGGATTAGTTGCTGTTGCTGGACAAATCGCTGACCGTTTGGGATTTTAATATAATCTCATGATACCTCCTATAGCCAAAAGATATGGCTATATCGATGGGTCATGTATGTTTTGTCCAACTGATATAAGACGTACTTATGGTAATAAAATAATACGAAAATATCAGGACAACAAGGAAGAATATACTAGACTACTTGGCGAAATTCAATATGCTAGGTTAGAAGAAGATATACCAAACAACATAAAAGAGTTAGTGGCAGATCAGCCAAACCTTCAACTATATGTAGATGAGTATATAGAGGTTGCTTATGCTGCTAGGCCAACTAAGAATACGCATATTCTTTTATCTCCCGTCCGACATATAGAGACATTTGAGACAAATGAGGACTATATGGTTTTGGATTATATTATTAAGGCTGGTTGGGCTATTATGAGAGTTTCTGGTTTGGCAGAGACAAGTCTTAGTATTTCTTTAAAATCTACCAAACCACCTATACCCCATGTTCATTTCCATATGAATTGTGATGGTAAAATAGATGAGGAAAGTGTTAAGGCACTTTTAGAGAAGAGGTACTTTTATCGTGTCAGCGAAATATAAAGATGCTGATTGGCTCAGAGAGCAGTATGTTGTTTTAAATAAGACAACTCAAGAGATCGCAGAAATGTGCGATGAGGCTAACAATGCTTATGAAGTCGAATTCTATCTTGAAATTTATGGCATTTTCAAGGATTAGTTGTGCTGCAAGCACATCCACTACAATAGCATCTTGATTCAGATCCTATTTCTACCCAAGTCTTTTCCCTACCAGCATTATCTGTATTAGGCATTGGTGTGGACTCAGATTCTATATCCCGTCGATTTTCGGTCATAGATCTATTATATCAAAATCTGAAAAAATTTTTAAAAATCACTTTTATAAAAATCTGAATATTTTTTAGAAATGTATGATACAGGATTTAGAAAACAATTAGCAAAAATATAGTGAGCACTTTTGATCGTTGCTAATTGTTTAGCACTACTGCCTATTTAATTTCTGATAGGGGCAGTGCCTTGAATGTATCCGTCAATAGATAATACATCACAAGTAATTTTTACTCGTTGATTTTTCTTGAGTGATTTTTTATACATGTCAATAAAATAATAGACATTTTCTTTTGTAGGTAGGTTCATCTCAAAAGTATTTCCTGCCATGCTAGTTATTGTTAGTTTCATTTAGTATTTCTTCTTTCTCTTGTTGTGTTGCTTTGTGATACCCTGCTGGGCTTCCGTATTTAGTTATCCATGCCAATCTTAGTTGTTGCTCATGTGAGTATGTCATAACACACACTCGCATGGCTCAATGTGATAATCTTCGTTATCACCATAGAAGATGTGTCCTCTGCCTGAGCATGAGTCGCAATCTATTGTCTGAACTGAGTTTATCATCTTAGTTCCTTTCTGAGTAGTGAATTGTAGGTGTAATAGTAGCAGACTCTACTGACATAGACTCTACTATGTAGCCATGTGCTACTAGGCTATCCATGAGGTCATTTATTTGACTCTCTGAGAGCATAAGTTTATTTGTTTCGGAAAGTGTAATTCCGTCTTTTTCTATTGTGTAATTTAGTGTTAGCATTTCTTTTGCTACCTTTCTTTTTAGTAATCTTATCCTATACCCTGCCACTGACATTTTGGGGCTAGTGGGCTACCCCTTTTGTGTGAGGTTAGTCACAATCTTCTTCCTCACGCTCATAAACCTGAGCGAGGAAATCGTTGAAATCTTTCAGCACTTTTGCTGAGGTAGAGCCTGTGCGCTCTGCGATTTTGTTAGCCATGTATAAATCATGGTCTGTAAGTTTTCCTATGTAGTTAGTCATTTCTGACTCCTTTCTTTATTTATAGGAGAATAATAACATAGATAACTGACAAAATCAAGTCCATTTTCGGCGTGTCGCAATAATATTTTTGTGGTTTCTATCACACTATTCCTGAGTGTTTCCTGAGAGCCCCCGAGCATTCGAACAGATGTTCGTGTGTGCTACGTCACATGTGTTCTACGTCACAAAGTCCAAAATGTCCGATTTATACCCCTGAAAATGTCAGACCCCCCTGCTAGAATACTCGTATTAGATAGAAAAAAGAAAGGTAGGTCAAAAAATGACTACACTAAATAAAAACGAAATAATTGAATACTTAGTAGAAAATGATTTCTGCGTAACAGATAAAATTTGCGTATTCTGCTCAGTTCTAACAGATGGTTGGAATAGTTTTTGCCCTCGCTGTAAAGACTACAAAGGTATGTCTAGTCTGTATGACGCAGTTCTAAACTACGGAACAGATGTTCTACCATACTAAAAACTAAATAAAAATCCTGTGAGCCTATCATAGCAAATAATCCGAAAGGTGAGCCTATGATAGCAAATAATCAGGTCAGCAAAACAAAACGAAAGTATCTTAGAAAGGATAACTAAATGTCAATAGAAATTTTTAGAATAGATGAAAATGGTGCTGGTTGGGTAGATTTCTCAACTGCTACTAAAGATGAACAAATGAACATTGAACTTGGTCTAATGACTAAGCAATTTCAAATGCTATGCTTTGTTTGCCATAAAGGTATAGAGCGTGGTAATGTTTGTGTAAATCATAAAGATGCGAAAGGAGCGATTTACTTTGAGTAAGAAAAATATTCTAATCAGTTTTGTAACTGATGCTGAAACAGATCTTGATGCTATCTTTGCTTTGAATAAAGTAATGTATAAACTTCCTGAATCTGATGTTGTAAAATTTGATGCATTTGAAGTTTTAGATGTTGTTGAATAAATAAAAAAGTTTTTTGCTAATTGAAAAAGTTAGCAAAAAATGCCCGAGCAAAATGTCCGATTTGCACCTTTTAAGCAGGGTGTGACGAACCCCACAAAAATATTTTGTAAAATGTCCGATTTGTACGGCGTGTCGAATTGACTTTTTGAGATTTATATGTTAGACTAACGATAGTTAGAAAATAAGAAAGGAGCAGAAATGCTTACTCAAAAAACTTTAGATAAAATCGTGTATGAATATCAACATGGTGGTGTTCAGAATTACCACCCAGAAATTTCAATGTCTGAGCGTAAGGCTCTCTTGAAGTATCTCTTTACACTTCCGAACAAATGTTCGAATGAAAAATGTGAGGCAACTCACTAATTTCGACAGCGTGTCGAATTGACTTTTACAACTAAATATGAAATAATATAATTATTAGAAACTAAAGAAAGGTGACAACTCATGTCAGCAAATATCTACTCAATTGAAAACCTACTTGTAGGAAAAATTTATCGCTCTCGCACCCTTACAGGTGAAATCGTATCAGCAGAAAAACACCCTGCTTGCTTACACTATGAAAACGCTGAAGCGTATCTCGTTGAGGTTCGTGATAGCCTAAAAGGTGGCTATACTTTCCGCACTCTAGCAGTAAAGGTAAATGACTAATGAAACTAGATGAATTCAAGGCTCTAATTGAGCAACAGCGCAAAGCGCAACAATTGACAAACTTAGAGAAAATCGCTAAAATTGTAGCAACAACTAACACGAAAGGTAAAAACTAATGACTACAACTAATTTCACAGACTATAAATTTTCCGCTAATGGTGTAAAGTTTATTTCAAGAATTGACGCTAATTCTCCATTCGCAGGCTCACTCGCTAAATTACCTGCTCAGGTTGTAGCGGATATGAATACGCAGGCAGTAACAGAATTAGTAGGTGACGCTTCACTTCTAACTCGTGATGAATTACTTGCAGAATTAGAGCGTGTCAATGATGGTGGCACTCATGCTTTCATTCTACTAGATGAGGAGAATAACTAATGATGACACGAAAAGACTATGTCAAAACTTCAAATATTCTAAAAGGATTTAGTGAAGAAATTCACCCACAAGTTTTCGAAGATTTAGTAGAAGAATTCGCACAATATTTCGCAGCAGATAACGAAAGATTTGATAAAGCAAAATTTGAAAAAGCGTGTGGCGTTGATGAGTTAGGATTTATTCCAGTATGATAGTTTTACAAACAATTGGTTTACTAACAATGTGTATTGGAATTGGATTTAGTGTTGCTTATCTAATTCTAAATTGATCCAAAAAGTTTTGTTGAGATTTCAATTACTTAGTTGAAGTTTCAACAAAATCCCCCCGAGGGGTTTTCCACAGGTTTATCCACAGGCTTAAGATGTGATTATAAACACACCCGAATTTTTTCCAGAATTACGGCGTGTCGATTTGAAAATGTCAGTAGAAAATGATAGGCTAGAAGCCTGAAAATAAAGAAAGGAAAACTAATGAGAACTTACTCAATTGTTGATTTACTTGTTGGTCAGTATTATAGACCAACCTCACTTGCTCGCCGTTATCAAGGCGGAGAAATTACTTACGCAGAAAAGCGTGATGATGTTTGGGTAGGCGAAAACTATGAAGCCTACGCAATTCGTTTCAATGGTAATCGTTGGGCTACTATTGCCGTCAAGGTTTCAGAATAGAAAGGAAATAAATAAATGGGACTAGATATGTATCTCCACGCTAAAAAATACGTGGAAAAAATAAATTGGCAGACACTTCAGAATAATGATGAATTGTCTATGGATAGTCCAGAAGTGGTAAATCCACTTTGGACTGAAATTGTAAATACCGCTCAGATGTCAGATGTCGCAGTTGATATCTATGGAGTAAATGTAGATGTAACTTGTGCTTATTGGCGCAAGGCTAATCAGATACACGCATGGTTTGTTGATAATGTTCAACAGGGTAATGATGACTGCGGTGAATACTATGTATCTCATGAGAAACTGAAAGAGTTACTTGATCTAGTGAATAAGGCTTTGGCAGAACGCAACCCTAATCTGCTTCAACCTAGAGCAGGATTTTTCTTTGGTTCATATGATATTGACGAATGGTATTGGAATGACCTAAAGAATACTAAGACTAAATTGGACAGAATATTCGCTCTGCCCGAAATGTCCAAATTGTCCTTTTACTACACTTCTTCGTGGTAAAGGGCGTGGGGGATTTGATTTTGTCAGTCCCCCATGATAGGATTTCAGTATTGAAAGAAAGGAAATAAAAATGGATAAATTAGAATACGCACTACGCACTATTGCTAATTGCGATTTGTGTCAGGGTAGAGGTTATCATGGATTTGCTAATGGCGAGGACTATGATATTGAAGACTGCGAGTGTAATATATACGGAATTATTTTAGATGAAGATGGCTCAGTAATCTATGATAATGGTTTGCTAAGTGAGCCTGAACTATTCGCAACAATGGAGGCACGATAATAATGGGAAGTAATATGGCTAACGAAATGGCAAGTGGAGTATTAGAGGATATGGGTATTCATATTCCTATTGAAAAGCAGATAGCAATTCACTTATCTAGTAATCACTATCCTCCCGTTCCCTCATTCATGGTCGCACCTTGTATTCAGGCTATTGACGCAGTAAATGACGCAGGACTTTGGGATTTGCCTATAAAACTTCCTGAAGGTATATCGTGGCGAGGTAGCGACTTAGCCCCTGCTTCTGCTATTATTGAGGCTCACCACTTAGAGGCATGGCTAATAGAAAGGGAATACTAAAATGAATGGATATAAATTTAGAACAGCACTCGCTAAGATTGCTCCTGAATATCAGATTGAAGAAGATAATGACGGACAACTAATTATCTATACTAATCTAAAAGATGACGGAAATGACAACTATATTGAATTTGAATTGGAGGACTAAAATGGAATATAACTATGCTATAACTATCTCCTATGACGGAGAATTGTATGCTGATTTCAAGACCGCAGATATGCTAGAGGCGGTTGATGTATGGAATAAATGCGTAGACTTTGGAAATGCTA